CACGATCCGAAGTTTTACACAGACCCTAAGTACCAAGAGAAGGTGAGAGGGAATTGGTCACGGGGATTGAAGGATCGAATGGGCGTTCGAGAGGACTTCCGGGTCGGCGTGCAGGAAGGGATGGAGTACAATCAGCGGAGCGATAACTACATGGCGGCCGTGAACAAGTACGGAGGCAACGCGGTAGTCGCGGCACTCGATGACGGGACTGCCGTGAAGCAGGCTGAGTTTCAGGGAACGACGTTCGTTTACCAGGGTGCATTCAACACCGAAAAAGATGTCGAGGACAAGCGGACTCGCCTGGATCAAGTTCCAGAGCCGGGCACAATCCTTGCTGACGGCTCATTCGGTGGCACCATTCGCCACGAGTACGGGCATCGAATCTACGATGCTTGGAGAGTGGAAGACATAGATGCGCATGATGCATGGCGTAAAGGCGGTGAGGTTGGACCCGATCCTATCAGAGGACTACACGGTGAGTTTCATGATCTTCTTTCAAACGTTCCAAACGTGAAGGACGAGATTTCTCATTACGCTGGTAGTAAATGGGAAGATGTTCGGAATCCGGGTGAGGCGTTTGCAGAGACGTTCGCTCTATGGTCTCATCCGAGACTCGACAGGTCCAAGTTCAGCGCTCCGGTGAACAGACTCTTCGAATTCTTCGACCGAGAGTTCAAGCGATGACAACGCCGATTGTTTCGAACTTCAAATTCCCAAAGCTTGCGACGAATCCATCGAAGATAAAGCCGTCCAAGTACCGGATGAAGGAATCCTGGGACCCGGCCAAGCATCCGCGCGCTGAGCACGGTCGCTTCGGTCCAGGCGCCGAGGCTCTGGGCCGGTTGCACGCTCAAGGTCTCGGTGTCGCTCGCGCTGACATGCCGCAGTTGAGCGGCTGGCCGGAGCCGGGCTTACCGGCGGACCTGTTGCCAAAGAGCGGCCACGGCACCGTAGACGTCACGGAGCCGTTCGTTGAACATCTACGTTCAGCGGGAATTTCTGTGGATCACCTCACCGTGGACCCGCGCACGCTCCGCCCAACACAGGCCACGCTCGAACCCCAGAAGGTCGAAGAGATGACGGACGCACTCACGAAAGGCATCCTCGCGCCTGACCGTGGCCCGATCATCGTCAGTCAAGACAACTACGTTCTCGACGGCCATCATCGGTGGGCCGCGCATGTCGTAACCGGCACACCGATCCCTGTACGGCAAGTTGCCGTACCGATGCGAGACCTGCTCGACCGGGCCAGAACGTATTCGCAGACGATGGGCGTCCGGGCCAAGATTCGGGAAGCGTGGACAGCAGAGAAGCATCCGCGTGACGAACACGGACGATTCATCGAGCTAGGCTGGCGGCAGTCGTCAGCCGATGAATTTGTGATTGCGCGTGATCGCAGTCGATATGGTGGCTTCTTGTCTCAGCACGGCCCCGAGGAAATTGCCGAACATCGCCGGTTCCTGAGCGCAGACGGTAAAGTCGGATTCACCATTGACAGAGACGGAGACATCACGAACCTCTTCAACAATGGCGGTCCGAAAGGTTCGGGGCATCTTGCAATCGAAGAAGCGATTAGCCAAGGTGGCCGCACTCTCGATTGTTACGCTGGTTATCTGCCGCAGTTCTACGCGGAGCACGGATTCCGTGAGACTGGCCGAATGGCGTTTAACCCGGCGTTCGCTAATCCTCGGTGGGACTTTGACAAACACGGCCAGCCTGATGTAGTCTTTATGCATTATGCCGGACCAGACCCCGAGCCCTACGAAAAATCCGGGAAGCGATACGACGATTGGGCCGCAGCGAAGGCTAACTCCCGAAGAGCAGCGTATCGTAGATCAGGTGGCCCGAACCGAAGGGAAAGCGTGGGCAGAGGCGCATATCGACCTGATTCTAGATCAGGCTCGACAGGTTGGCGACTTGTAGAAGTCAAGCAACCCGCCCGGTTCATCATCGAACGACGCGAACGGAACGGATGGGTCATCGCCGCGCCGCACGCGAACGACAGTGGCACGCAGATGCTCGCCGAGATCACAGCCAAAGCTCTCGGGCAGTCGCTCGTGCGTCCTGTCCCCGAAGCGTTCCCCGAGACTGGCCCCGAGCGCGTCAACATCAACCGTCCGACTCGTGGTGAGGGCGTCGAGCTTCCAGGAGAGACAACGGACGCGTACGTCCAAGGCGTTTGGGACGAATACCGCCAGACGATCTTGAAAGCCGGCGGAGGCCATCTCAGCCTGTATGTCGAGCTTCACCAGAACGAGGAACCGGAGACAGCGTTCATTGTGGACGTTGCGACCGGTGGCGTGTCACGACAGCAGTCGGCGAAAATCAAGCAGGCGCTCCAAGCCGCATTCGACGCTCCGTACGAAGTTCGCGTCGAACCGTTGGACCCGCTACGCTGGCAGGGCACGATGGCGCGGCAGATCGGAGCGTTCACGCTCGCCGACCGATGGCTGCAACTTGAATTCCCTGAAGGTCTCATCAACCAGATCAACGCCAACGCTGAGATGTTCGACCGGTGGTGCGAAGCGCTGAAGGCCGTGCTCGCAGTCTTCGACCGCGTCAAGGAAGTTTCGCTGCCGACCGTTTCGTGGGGACATCATCGCATCGCACTCGGCCGCACTGTCGAAGTCGCGCTCAAGTCTGGCAACGTGTACGACGGTGTCGGCTGGCGATACACGGCTGTGCCGGCGCGGGCTCTGCCGAAGGTGGCACTCAAGGGCGCTCCGGCTCAGCACTGGACGTTCCTCACTTACGACCGACCGGCCTGGCCGATGATCGGCGCCGAGCCTGACTGTGCTCTTGTTCGAGGGCCAGACGCGAACATGCGTATCGAGCCCCACTTCCTCGAAGCGCTCACGGACAAGGGCACGTGGGTGCCGCTCGTGCCGACCCGAGAACAGTGGCACGTCGTCGGCGGCAAGCTCGTAGTCTGGCCCGTGCGCCATTGGATCGAAGCCGCTCAGGGCCGCATCCTGGATAGCCTGGACGCGGCCACGAAGTGGGATCAGCCGCGCGTCCGGCTGCCGTGGGACGTTATTTCCCGCTGGCGGAAAACGACCACCTTGACCTTCCCGAAGGCGGCCAGCAACGAGACCTACGCCGTGGCGCTCGTGGGTGGCATCGACGCGGCGGAGCAGTCCGCGCTGACGCTCAACCAGGATAGCTTGGACTGGAAGACGGCCCAGACGCTCTCTGAGGCCGTCCAGGCTGCGGTAGCGGCTGGAGTGCCTGATGACCCCTACCTGGTCGTCCACATTACACCCTGGAGACCAGGAGGCACATTCGGCACGCCGTCTGAGGGCACCCTGGAGGCCGTCGTCGGCCTGGACCAGGGCTACGTGGTGTACTCGAAGCAGGAGTTCCCACCGGACGCCGTGGCCCCGTACGACCGAGTGGCCGTAGCAGTGTTTGAGCCCGACGGCAAGGTCTGGGCCGTCCGACCGAAGGACCGAGACTATTGGGCGCTTCCCGGCGGCCACATCGAGCCCGGCGAGAAGAAGCTCGACGCAGCGATCCGTGAGATGCGCGAGGAGACGGGCGTCAAGGCGGCGCTGACGCACTTCCTCGGCGTGGTCTATCAGCCGTGGTGGAACACCTTCGTGTACATGGGCGTGGCCCAAGGCAAGGGCAAGCCGAAAACACCAGACGAAGTCGAAGCGGCGGCACCTGTGAACGTTGACGACCTGAATCCGGCCGAACGCGTCTTCGTGAAGCGCATCTATCACATTCTCACTGAGGCTAAAGTCGAGAGGCCCGGAATTCGCGGCGGCAGATTCTACATCACGAGAGGCGGCAAGGTCCGTTACGGTGAGGTGCCGTTCGCGGCGCCGATTGTTGAAGGCCCAACGCGAGAAGAGCTTGAATTCCTCGACAGCATCAGGAATGATCCTGACGTTCAGGCTGTTCGAACGAAAATCGAGACGCTGCCGACGACCGAATCGTTGTACAAGCGAGAGGACGAGTGGCGCGAGGATCGTCAACAGATTCACGAAGCATATTGGCGCGAGAAGATGTCTACGTCATCGAAGCCTGGACCTGGTCAGCCGCCGACGCTTTCAATCGTCATCGGTCCGCCGGGCAGTGGAAAGACGAGAACACTTCGGACGAGAATTCCGCTGTTGGGAAATTCCGTTGTCATCGACGCGGATGAGGCGAAGGCGAAGCTCCCCGAATATGCGAGCGGCCAATATCCGGCGGACCGTGTCCACGAAGAGTCGAGTTTGATGACGACGGGTCTGATACAGCGCGCGGCGGCCGACGGACGAAACATCGTCTATGACACCGTCGGTAGCAACTCGCAGAAGATTCTTGACCTTGCTCGAAGTGCCCGCGAGGCTGGCTACAACGTGGACGTGTATCACGCGAGCATCACGCCGCTCAATTCAGCAAAGCGTGTCTACACGCGGTGGAAGACGATTGAGCCCACGCGATTCGTTGACCCGTTGCGCGCGGTCTATGAAGTGCGGGACAAACCCGACCGGACGTATGCTGTTCTCAAGCGGAGCGGATTGCTGCGCTCGTGGGTCTCGTTCGACAACAACGGTTCGGAACCTGTGCTGCGTGATCAAGGCCGGGTCAGGTAAATAGGAGGATGGGTTACATTAAATCTCAGGTCAACGAATGGCATTATCGTTGGCGAGCGCGTCAAATATGGAGACGCGAGCGCGGCCCGATTCCGAGAGGCTATCATATCCACCACAAGGACGGGGACTTCACAAACAATGCTTTGGAAAATTTGGAGTGCGTTGACGGGAAGGCGCACAACAGTGAGCATTCACGAGAACGAGGGACCGCCGGAACCGCCGCCGCAAGAGCGGCGCGGGCAGCGAAGCGTCAGCTATCACCTACGTTGCGGAACGTGCGGAGGCGATCAGCGTATGCTTTGTCGCACATGTCGGCGCAAAGCAGGACTGGAGAAGGACGATGCAACCCGATAAAGCCAAAGAGCTAGAAGAGCGCGTTAAGAAGCTTCTGATCGGTCAGATTGACAAGTACGAAAGCGACATGACCGACGCCTTCAAACGAGGCGTAAGTATGCGAAAAGCCAACGAGAAAGACAGAAAGAAAATCCCGCCAGAGGGAATTTCCGCTTGACAGGAAGCGGCCGGATGTTGTATGGTGGGAGTGAATGGACGCGAACGTTCTCAAGGTCTTGCGAGAAGTGCCACGGAACCCAGAGTGCTGCGGGCGCCCAACGCGTGAAGCGACGTCGGGCTCGGGCAAAGTTTACGTGTGCTCCGTGTGCAACCGCGTAGTCGGCTAGACCCACCGAAGGAGACGACCTAAATGGAAACTGGCGAACAGACCAACATTCATGCGGCATGGCTGGCCGACCGAAAGTGGTACATCGTTCTCGGCCTCGTGTCGAAGCCGATGTTCAAACCGACGATGATGCAGCAGGCGCTCGGAGCCGTGAAGGATTCCGGCGGCTGGAGCAGCGTGAAGATCGTCGGTCCGTTCGAGACTCCTGAGAAAGCGAAGGAGTGGATGAAGGACCAGAATCACAAGGGCCTTCTGGTCCTGGCGGAGGAGCTATGATCGTCGGAACGGACCCGATGAAGCCTGGTGATGTTTTGGTGATGGGCAGTTCTGATGGGTTTCCGCCAATGTGCCCGAGAGTCGCTGATCACAACGGCGTTCCTCGCGGCTTGCATCACGTGAACGAGAACGGATTCGGCGACATTCTCTTCGAGTGCGGTCTCTGTGGCTACATGGCCGCGTGGCGCAAGAAGACGAACACGTTCGAGAAGCCGGCGAACTACTTTGGCGATTGGGAGCAACCCGAGATCGCGGGTGTTCCCGAAACAGCGCCGAAGCGAACCATCGTGAAGAAGCCGGTCGTAGAAGCTGATCCGCCACGTGCGGAAACAGTAACGGCACCGTCACCGAAGGTCGAGGCGACAGGCGGTGCTCCCTCGACGACAGGCGGTGCTCCTTCTCCAGGTGATACGTCACCCGCTCCCGATTACGTCACCCTCAAGGACGCCGCGATTCTCTTGGGCATCTCGATGCCCGAGATGTTGAGGCGGTGGAAGAACAACGAGATCAAGACCGTCGCCATTGACGGCGCGGTGATGGTCCCCGTGGGGTCGCTGTAGTGGCGGAGGAAGTCGGCGTCCGAATGGGCGAGCCTCGATACCAAATCGAGGACATCGTCAACGAGATCATCGGACGTCGAGACCAAGCGATTCAGGACATGTCCGACGAGTTGAAGGGACTTCTCACCGGGCTCGTTGACCAGTTCTCCGCGATGAAGAAGTGGGACTCACGCATCGACCTGAAGACGATTCGATTCACGCGAAAGCGTTGGATCAACGACTACGGTCGAAGCGTTCTCGTCTTCGATTTGGAGCACAACGGGCAACCGTTGCTCCCGCAAGATGTGAGGATGTGGTGATGATGGCGAAAGCAAGCAAGAAGGGTGGATTCGACAAGGGCGTTGGTGGCAAAGTAGACCACATCGGATAGAACGACACACCGAACGTTCTCCGCCGGCCAGCGGAGGATGGAGCAGTTCGACAACGAATAGCTCGAACAGGGGGACGTCTTGGGGACCCCAGACCCTGAGACGTCCCTTTGTTTTTTGGTGAAGGAGAGACGACGACATGGAATCGACGGCGATGCAGCAGCAGGAAGTCATGAGCGCCGAGGAGACGCTGATCCTCGAAGCGTATCGAGACTTCAAGAAGATCGTGAAGCAGCAGCGGTTGGGTGGCGAGCTTCGAGTGGCGATGGAGATTGACCGCGAGACAGGAGAGCCCGAGATCATCTTCGCGGGGTACAACTTCAAGCGATCCCTCGACTCGACCCGAACGGTGTACAAGAAGCGCCGAGACCAGATGACGTTCGGCCGAGGGAGATAGCGTGGCGGTACAGGCTCAACTGATCAAGCTGCTTGACAGAGTGCGAAGTCGCACGGCGCTCGGCAATGCCGGACCAGGTGGACCGCATCACAAGATGGCCCGCTGGCATGGCGAGCGGAGCGGACCTGAACCGACAGTCGCGCCTCTGACGAAGTCGCTGGCGCGAGAAGTTGGTTGGACCGATGAAGCACGTGCGGCTGCGGCTGCGGCTCGTGCGGCAAAGGCTAGCAAGGCTGGTGGACTTACGGCGGATGAGCGCGGACGACTCAACACTGCGCGTCAGACTCTTGCTCTTCCTGTTGAACAGACAGAGCACGACGAAAGAGTTTGGGCGCAAGCGGCTGTCAATGAGCTTGGCGCGAAGGATCAAGTGGGGAAGCTCGGAAAGCTAGGCGGCACGAAAGGACTTGCTGGTCTCAGCGTTCCCGAGCGCCATCAACTCAATGTCGCTCGACAGACGTTGCGCATGTCTCCTGAGATGGCAGGCGTGATGGGCGGCATGACGCATGATGAAGCCCAAGACGTTGTCAAGCGCCTGACGAACAAGGCGGCCCGTGTGAGCCGAGGCGAACGTGATTCCGTCATGCGCGACCTTGGAATGGTGAAGGTCAAGGGCAACCTCGGCGGGACTTACTACGAGGCCATCCGGTGGTTGAAGAAGCTCGGCGAGGCGATGGGCATTTCGGCCGCCGCACCGTTGATGCGCAAAGGCGTGCAGGCACGGCTGGCGGATGATGAAGATGTCCCGGTAGGCGCGCTCAAGAGTGATCTGAAGCGGAAGCTCTCGCTTCGACAAGTGATGGGGAAGCCGCAGGACGACGACGAGGAAGATGAGCAGGTCACGATGCCGTCGGCTCCAGCGATACCGGCAGGCTTCGAGGACGAAGGCATCCTCGACGATCTATTTGGCGATGACGACGAGCAGAAGTGCCACGATGAGTTCGGGAACGAAATAGACTGCGACGATCCAGATGCAGTCGATGCCCCGAGCGATGATGACACGACGGAGGCCGTTGGCGATCCGAAGACACCGGAATCTCCTGACTTCGGCCACGCGATAGACCGAGCGCTGTACAAGACGAAGGCCCCGGATGAAATCCCGGAGGACCAGCAGCAGTACAGCAAGGAGCAGGTCAACTACCGGTGGGCGTCGGTTCCAGGTCAGTCATGTGGCGAGTGCCGGTTCTTCATGGAGCCGGGCGCGTGTCAGCTTGTGGCCGGACTCATTCGTCCCGTTGATGTGTGCGACAAGTTTCAACCGAAGGAGAACAAGGACATGGTCAGGGCATCTTTGGTGACGAGTTCTCGTGAGGCGCGGCGAGAGGGACGAGTGGTTCACTTCGAGCCCCACAAGGGCCACGAGCGTGAGCAGGGCACGGTTCCCGGCGGCTTGGAGAAGGGTCTGTCGGACGGCTACAAGAGGCTGGCGATCAAGCGACAGGGCGAGATGAACGAGGCGTACACGCGGTCGGCGAAGTTCGGCACGAAGCCTCCGTTCCGCATCTCGGAGCGCGAAGTGGCACCGCCTGGATGGGAAGGCACTGTCAAGGCGATGAAAAAGCACCCGGACATCGACAATCCGTGGGCGCTCTCCTGGTACATGAAGGGCAAGGGCGACGTCCCGCACAAGTAAGCCGACGATGATTCTATTTCTTCGGCTGCGTGAAGCGGTAACCTCTGAGCCTGCGACGAACGACGCGGACCAGACAGCGCGTGTCGTGATCATCACAGAAGGTCTCGGGAACCTTCGTGATCGAAACTACTACGCGAAGACGGCCGTTCAGTCGTGCGCGGACGTGTTCAACGGGAAGCAGTTCTACATCGACCACCCGAGCAAGGTGGACGAAGAGAACCGGCCCGAGCGTTCTGTGCGCGACTTGGCCGGGTACTTCTCCGACACGCAGGTGGGTTCGATCCCAGACCAGGAAAGCGGCGAAAATCTGGCCGCGTGCTTCGCGACTTTGAACTTCGCGGAGTCGGAGCCGGGTCGCTTGGCGTACGCGCAGGTGAAGACGGCGCTGAAGTATCAGAAGAAGTTCCCGAACGAGAAGGACGTGTTTTGCGGCATCTCCATCAACGGAGGTGGCGTGAGCCATCCCGACAAGATCAGCGGGATGCCTGTGAACATGGTGACCGAGATCAAAGAAGCATTCTCGGCTGACATCGTGACGAAGCCGGCGAGGGGTGGGAAGTTCATCGCCATGATGCAAGAAGCGCAGAAGCTCGCGAAGCATTTGCGACGCGACAAGGCGCGCGAGGCGGGTGCCCGCGTGTCCAAGGGGGATGGAATGGAGAAACTGAACGAGGCGCGCAAGGAAGTCGCCGCTGAGGCGAAGAAGCGGATGATGTCGGGTGACGGGTTGAAGGGCATCGGCGACAAGATGTCCAAGCTCGTAGCTGCGATCAACAAGCCGCCGGACGACCCTGATGACCTGATCAAAGACATCCAGATGGACTTGGATGCGCTGGACAGTTTGCTCCATGACTTGAAGCAAGTGAAGAAACAACAGGCCGAGGCCAAGCGCACGGCCGCTGAGGAGGAGAAGATGGCAAAGCGAGAAGACGAGCGACGCGGCCGTGAGGACGAGCGCCGAGGCCGGGAAGACGAGAAGCGCGGCCGGGAAGACGAGAAGCACGAAGACGAGAAGCGTGAGGACGAGCGCTACGAGCGTCGGGAAGACGAGAAGCACGAAGACGAGAAGCGTGAGGACGAGCGCCGGGAAGACGAGATGGGATTCGGCGACGTGGCCCGCGATCCGGGCGACGACGTGAAGAACAAGCACGACAACGAGTCCGAGGACGACGACGAGGCCGGTTACGGTATGCGCGCCGACGAGGACGAGGATGACGACGATGACGACGATCTTGCTGGTGTCGTGGACGCAGGCGATCCGTCTGGCGCCAAGGACCCGCATGACGACAGCGTCAGCGTCGGCAAGCACGAGATGGTTCCGAAGGCCGCGAGTGAGCGCGAGGCTCGCATGAAGTATCAGTGCGAGGCGTGCGAGCACGAGAACGAGGTGCTTCCTCCCAAGGGGTACAAGCTCGCCCGGACGGACGAGCAGTATTCGACCGAGTCTCAGAAGCTCGGTCAGCTTGTGACGCGGCTGCGTCGAGCACTGGAGTCGAAGGAGGCGAGGTTCATGCAGGCCAATAGCGACAAGAGGAATCTGATGCAGGAGAACATCAAGCTCCGGGCGCGGGTGACTGCGTTCGAGCGGATGGTCGAGGCGAAGAAGGTTCTGAAGGAAGCCGGGATTCCGAGGGACATCCTGAGCGCGATGGACCTGCTCGCTTTCGAGCCTCATCAGTGGTCAACGCAGATCAAGGCTGCGAAGCGCGTGCTGGAAAACGAGTCCAAGCTCATCCGACGTGGTGGGCGTGGCCCGGTGGACGGCGGCGCGGCGAAGGACAGCGGCGGAGCGGACGCGGTGAGCACGTTCCGCGAGGCGTACAAGAAGTAACCCCGAAAGGGAAAAGGAGAACAAGACATGGCGTTTCCTCCGGATTTCATGACGTACCAGCGCGACATTCGCGCCGCACTCGAAGGCTCTGTCGTGAGTTATCTTCCCGACACGGCTCTCGTGGACCTGGCGGAGGGCGAGCCTGTCGGCTGGAACGCAAGCGTCCCTGGTCTCCAGCGGATGCAGCAAGATGGCGGCGGTTCTTCGACGACCACGCAGACTCAGGTCTTCGTCGGTATCAGTCGTGACTCTCAGAACGCGATTGCGTCTCTCGGTAACCAAAGTGCGCTGTCGAACTTCCTCAACCTGATCAACCGGATCGGGGTGTGGACGACCGGCATCCACCTGCTCATCGGGAAGAGCGGCGACGTGTTCTCGCACGGCTTGCCCGTCTACCTGAGCGGTAACTACGTGGCGGGTTCGGGTACGGTCCGACAGATCACTGTCACCGCTCCAGTGCCCAACGCGCAGATCATCGCTTCGGTTCATCTGCCGGACGGGTCGAGCATCACCGGTAACGCGGCGACGCGTATCCCTGTGCTGATCGACTTCTACACGCTCGCGCAGAAGATCGGGTTCACGACCCCAGGCTAAACCCAAGCGGCGTGACCTGAGACGTCGGCAACGGCGTCTCAGGTTCGCTGCGACAAGGAGAAGGAGAAAGAGAAATGCAGAACGTGACGGCAGAACAAATGGTCAAGGCGCTGGAAGCGCTGTCGCCCGACCTTGTCGCGGCGATTCGCGCGTCGAAGGCGACCGAGGCTGAGAAGACGCTGTTCATCAGCGAGAAGGAGCGCCGGTACATTCCGAAAGGTCTGATCCGGCTCGCCGAGGCTGCTTGCCCCGAGTGGAGACGCAATGACTTCTCTGTTCGGCGTTGGGTGGACGCGGTTACCCCGGCAATCGGGAAACTCACCGAAGCCTACTCCAACACGATGTTGCGAGAGGCGCACTCCGAGACGGCACTGGCCTTCCTTCTGCGTAAGGGAGTCCAGACCATCGCCAACGACTGGTACAACGTCGTTCCTCGCGAGTGGCAGGACTACGCAGGGACCGCTCAGAGCAATACGCTAGCCGAGTTCTACACTCCGCTGTATGCGTCCACCATCGCTGGACAGGTGTCCAACGGTGAGCGCTTCCCGGAGGGTCGGATCATCGGCGAAAACTCGGTCATGGTGAACTACAAGTTCGGATTGATCGAGTCGTTCGACCGCGAGCTTTTCGACGACGACCAGACGGCGCAGATTCGCTTGCGTGCGTCGCGTCTCGGGCAGGGCATGGCGATCACGGAGAACGTGTACGCCGCGATCCGCTTCATCGGCATCAAAGGCACGTACCAGAACCTCACTGTGCAGGCGTCGAACTACTCCACGACCGACGTGTTCGGCAACCCGATCACCGGTCCGTGGTCTCCGACTCTGTACGGAACGGCGGGCGTGCTCGGTGGCTCCGGCAACATGCCGGCGTCGTTCATCGCGCTCGGTCTCGTTGGCCTCAAGGCTGCGTGGACCGCGCTCTTGAACGCGAAGGACCCGCTCAGCAACAAGATCATCGTCAACCCCAACACTCTGCTCGTGTCGAGCATGGATGCGCTCCACGCTCCGCTGCTCGTCACGCCTCCGCAGGGTGTGCCGTATTACCCGGCGCCTATCGGTTCCGGTGCTGGCCAGATGGGTCAGTCCGGTACACCGCAGACGGCGGCGACTGCCACCTCGGGCTATCCCGGTGGCATCATGAGCGCGAACCCGTTCATGGGTCTCGGCATCAAGGTCGTGGTTGCCCGGTTCCTCAACGATTGGGCGTGGTCCCTCGGTGAGAAGGGCAAGGGCTTCATGTGGCAGGAGCGTGATGCGCTGGAAGTCATCCAGGAGAACCCGGCAGCGGGCGCGGCGTTCGAAGTGGACGCCTACCGATTCCGCAGCCGTCGGCGTTTCGAGGTTGACTGGATCGGCGGAGGTTCGCGCTTCTGGTATCTCGGCAACTCAGGTTCCGTCAACAACACTGGCGTGACCGTTGCCGGCGTCACGGGCGTGGTCGGCGCGTTCTAATCGGGTGACCGATTGGGCGTGTTCGGCGAGCAGTATGAATCCCCGTCAGACCACTGGCCAGCGTTCGACGCTGACCAGTGGTTCGGCGGGGGTTTTTCTGCCAAAGGGAAAGAAGTAGACGAGCAGTGGCCGCCTCATCCGCAAAGTCAGGTCGGGCGGTGGTTGAAGAAACACGAGTTGGAACATAGCGTCGCAGTCCGGTACGGCACGAGCGTCATGATCAACACGAACATGCTCATGCTGCCTGGAAGTGGTGGCGTTCTGGTGGCAAAGGGACCAAACGGTCAGCCGTTGATGTGGACCTTCTGGTTTCCGCACCGACGGGCAGTATTCGACGTGTTCAAGACAGGCACGCAAGGTCTCGGACCGGTTGTGGTGAGGAAAGAAGGGCGTCCTCTTCCGGACGATGCCGAGATGCTGGCCCGGAAGAAGTTTTGCGAAGAAAACGTCATCGCCTACGGAATCTGTGAGCCCGGCTGGCGAGTGACTGAGGACGACATCACGAAGTGGCTCGACAAGGTATCGCCGCCGCGATAGGGAGACGACAATGGAATGTCACATCGAAGCGCACCGGAGAGTAATTCTTGTTCCGGTGACGATCCTAGCGGGACAGGCGTTGTCCGCTGCTGTGGAATTGAAGAGCATGAAGCTCGCGGGCATCATCCTGCCGTCGAACTGGACGGCGGCGATCATCTCGTTCCAAGCCGGTTACGACGCTCCAGTGGGCCAGACTCCAACGGGTGGAAGTCCAACGATCCCCGATCCATTCAGCGAGCTTGTGGACGATACCGGCACTGCCGTTGCGACGAGTTCTCTTACCGTAGGGACAACCGGTTTGTACGTTGGCTTCGGACCAACCTTCTCGGAGAAGTTCACGCCGGTCAACTTCCTCAAGGTGCGTTCAGGGACGTCAGGTGCCCCGACCAACCAAGTCAACACCGTCACGCTTCAACTCGTGACCGTAGTTTCGTTCAAGTAAAGGAGAGACGAAATGGCAAGGACAGTTCTCACGCCTCAGCAGTTGACCGCTCGCGCCGGACAGGCGATCACGTTCGTGTCCGTGGACGCGGTGAACGGGATGACTTTCTCGGACACCGGCCGAGAGGTAGTGATCATCGAGTGCCCGTTGGTGACGGACCAGGTGACGATCACGATTCCGTCACTCAAGGACCCGGCCGGACGGCTCGGAGACGTCGGCCCGTCGTTCTTCAACGGCCCGTCGCTTCGTGAAGCATTCGGTCCTCTGGACCCGTCACTCTTCGGTGATGGTCTCGGGAACCTGATCATGAACTTCACGACGTCGGGGAACCCGGTCATCGCTCTCGTACTGATCCCGTAAGGGTCTAGCGTGGCCAACTGGCCCGACATTCCGACTGCGGTCGCTGATCTTCAGCGATTCGTGAATGATGGTCCCCTCGACCGGTTTGTCAAGGAGAAAATCGTTGTCAACCCGGCCGATGGGGTCAACACGACATTTCTAGTGTGGGATGAGCGTCTGATCGGGTCCACGTTGGTTGTGTCGCTGGACTTCGTGCCAGTGCTGTTTTCGAGCATCACGCAACCTCTTGACTCGAACGGCATCAACATCACGGGACAGTTCACGTTGGCGACGCCGCCTCCGCAGGGTACTGGAATTCGAGCAAGCTACTTCTTCCAGTTTTTCCTGCTAGCGGAATTGCAGGAAGCATTGCAGATGGCGGCTCAGGAGTTGAACGAGACCGACGACATCACATTGGTAGCGTCCGGTTTGAAGCTTGCGGCGTTGAGCTTCGCCGGATCGTTCGCGTATCAACGTCTCGCGATTCGTTGGGCGCAGAAATTGTCGAACCGGTTCTTGATGATCGAAGAGCCGCAGAACAACGAGAACATGATGAGGCCAAACATGTTCCGTCAGATCGCGAAGGACTTGTGGGACCAGGGTGTCAAACTGCGCGACTCGTTCTACATGCGGCACGGACGGAGAAACGCGCCGGCATTCAACCGGTTCTATCCGAGAATTCCGAACGTCGGCCCGAGGCCGTAATGCTGACGTTTCGGGGTGACGATCATGGGCTGCGGACGCGACTGGAAAGGCTCCACGACGCCATGACGGATTTGTCGCCGGTGTGGCCAAACGTAGAGAGCATCTTTGGAGACTTCATCCAGAAGCAGTTCGAGTCTCAGGGAGGCTACACAGGCACGACGTGGGTGCCTCTGAATCCGAGTTACGCCGAGTGGAAGAGCAGGCACTACGGCGGGAAGGGCATGATGCATTTGACCGAACGGTTGTATCCGAGTCTTCGGTTTCCTGCTCATGAGGAACACGTTCACTACGAAGGCCCGAATTTTGTGGAGATGGGCACTCGTGTTCCGTACGCCAAGGCGCATCAATACGGACGACCGGACATCAAGCTTCCGAGGCGTCAGGTATTGCCGAGATTCACGAGCGCTGAGGGCAAACGAATCGTGGACGTGATCTTGGCGTACTTGTTCCGACGGATGCGTGGTGGGATAGGGAGAGGGTAGTGGCGTATCCAGCGCTCAGGCAGGTTGAGAACGTTGTCGATGCTATAGAAATCCATCTTCGGCAGACGTTCAACTCGAATCTCCAGACCATCATGACCGAGCATGGAAAAGTAACAGGGCAAGGCTCGATTGGTCTGTCGCCGGTTGGGGCCAGCTTTTACTACTACGTGGACGCGGTCGAGCCACAGGCGCTTCCGGCCATCTTCATTTTGCCCGACAAGTCGGAGCATCCGATGCGGGCGGATCAGTGGGCGCTGCAAGAGCACACGATCTTCGTGGCCGTGTTGTTCGAGGATCGTGAGTACAACTACATGCAGCGCAAGGCGTGGAGATATGGGGAGGCGTTGTTCCGAAGTCTTCACGATCAGGGAGTTGGGAACGCGAGACTCCTCGTCGAGGAAATCTCGTACGGTCCGACCGTGGGAAAGACGGGCGACAAGGAGACGAGACAGTTTCGGAAAGACGTGATGGCTCGGGTGAGAGCAATTCACCTGGAACCGTTCCCGTAAAAGGAGAGCAGAAATGGCAATTCGAACAGTCAATACGAACAACATTCACATCGGAGCAGGCTTCGTCTACTTCGGTGTGACTGTTCCGGTGACGCCGCCGGTTCCTCTGACTCCCGAGGGCACTCCATCGGATGGGACCGGGACGTTCGTGGGCGGTACGCTGGAAGGCGCGAACCTCATCTATCGGCCTACGACCGTTGACGTCCGCACGCAGCAATCGGGCGTTCTGGCCGTTTCGGTGACGAACGTTGAAGACATGCACATCGAATTCACTATCGGTGAGTTGACGTTCGCCAACCTGAAGCAACTGATCCTCGGTGGCGGCACTTCGCCGATTCCGCCGAACGTCAGCCTCGGTGGTCAGATCGTCCCGCTGACAGCGTCCGTTCTGTTGGTCGCGCCTCGAAGGAACGGCGCGTTCATCGAGGTGATGATCTATCAGGCGTACTTCCCGATGGACCGGACGATCATGTTCGCTCGTGAGAGAGAAAGCATGATGAAGGTGACGGCACGCGGCCTGGGTCAGTTCACCCGCGCTCGCGGCGACCAACTCGGGTTCATCAACACCAACGTGGTCGGCACGTAATAGGGATGTCGGCGTGGAGATCAAGGGTCCGCGCGGTCTGAGAGGGCCGCGCGGAAACGGTGGGCAGGAATTCGGTGAGCTAAAGGCGACGTGCGCCGGCATCGCCAAGACTCTCGATGAATTCAGGTCCGAGACCAAAGAGCGCTTCGAGAATTTGGAGAAAAACTACGGGCGCCGAATCTACGCGCTCGAACGAGCCCGGACATATTTCGCGGGTGCGATGGGAGCAGTGACTCTCATTGGACTCGTCGCGTGGGGAGTTATCAAGGTACTGACCCACATGCAATAAACGACCTAGCGGCATGAGCCGCAGAAGGAGCAGACGACAATGAAATCAACGTATGCAGCAGCACAAACTCTCACCCTCCCGTCAGGGAAGAAGGTCCTCGTAAGGCGGCCTTCAGTGACTTCCCTTCTCGCATCCGGCGGATTCCCAACTGGTCTCACGTCAGCCGCTCTGAAGATTCTCGTGGAGAAAAGACTCGAAAAGCCTACGGCACAGGAAGAGGCCGAAGACCCTGAGTCTGTTCAGAAGTGGGCCGCCATGTTGGACAGCTTTCTCCCGCGTGTTCTCGTCCAGCCGAAGGTCGGTCCACAGACGGACATTGCAGAAGATGAGACTGGACTGCTCAGCGGCACGATTGCGGTTACCGACATCCTGGACTTCGACAAGCAGGTGATCTTCTACTTCGGCACCGGGCTCTACCGGAGCGATGAAGAGATCGAAGCGTCGAAGGCGAAGGAGGCAACCGTGGAAACGCTGAAACCCTTTCCTGGCGGGGCAGAACGCGTTGACGCTGGACCTGGTAGCGAAGCGGTACGGGCAGAGACCGTCGAGTCTGGTCAACCTGGAGGATGAGTTCCTAGCTCTGGACTTCGATGTCGCCATCGCTCTTCTCGGCGCTTCGAACGAAGCAGAACAGATCAGGAAGGGCATCCAAGCAGCGAAGGAAGAGGCCGGAATCGGAACGGATGGAGTAGATGCCGAGAGCTTGCCGATGGGCACGTTCTCGTTGGGATAGGACATGGCTGAACCAAACGATCTGACAATTAAGGTCGAAGTTGAAGGCGCTCCTGAAGCAGCGAGTGCGATCAAGAACGTCACCGGGGCCGTTGAGGAACACAAGAAGTCTGTCGAGGGCGCGGGTGAGTCCCATACACACTTCGCCCACAAGGTGCGAGGCGCCGCACACATTGTCACCGGTTCCATCGGTCAGATGGCCGGAGCGATTGATCCTGAGCTTGGCCGCATCGTCGGATCGCTCGGCGTGGGCGCTCACATGTTCCGGTACTTCGGCGCTCAGGTCGCTATCGCCGTCGTCGCCGTCGAGGCCGTCTCCACCGCCATCACGTTCTACATCAAACGGTTGAAAGAGGCAGAGGACTTTCAGCTTGCCCTGAACAAAGCCGTTCGAGAGATGGACCTGCACGGCATCGCTTCTCAATATGAGAAGATCAACGAGCAGTTGGAGCGATACCAGCTTCGGTCCGAAAGGCTCGCAGAGGGGCCGGGCATTCTCTTCAATCTCTTGCTTCCTATCCCTGGTCTTATTCGTAAAGCGGCGGACGAAACTGGTGTTTTGACGGATTACGTGGATCGGGTCACTGACGCTTGGTCTCACCCGGTCCAGTTCCTTCAGATGTTGACGACGAACACAGAGAAGCTGCACGAGCGGCAGAAGGCACTGGATGTGGCGGCTGCGGAAATCTACGAGCGCAGTGGAGCGGCAGCCACGGCTTCTCTCAAGATCGAAGAAGAGCGGATGAAAGTCGTCGAGGCCGCCGCCGGCTTTGACGTCAAAAGAGCCCAAACGGTCGGGGAGCTTGCGGACGCTCTGAAGCGGCAGGAGGAAGCTACACGACGACTTGCCGAACTTGAAACTCAGTTGAAGTACACACAGGAGCTTAACAAGCTGATCGAAGAGTCTCGAAAGGATACGTCGGAGGCGTACACCAAGTCGATTGTCACCCGAATCAACGTGCTCAAGGAACAGCACAAGGCTGAGATGGATATTTTGAACATCAAGACTCAGTCTCGTGAGTACGAAGATGCTCTGAAGGTTCGGGAGGCAGCCGAAGTCAGGTGGAAGGAAGCTCTGGCGATTGAGAAGAAAAACTCCGACGCTCGGCTGCTCATGGTTGACGCGGCTGAGAGAGAAGAGTTGTCCCGAGTGCAGTATTACTCCCAAAACAAAGTGGAGTTGGCCGAGGGAACAGAGGCGGCTCGGACTCGATTCATTCGAGAGGCCGCCGATGAACGACGAGATGCTATCGAGACGGAGATGGCGTCGTGGAAGGCGTACGCCGCCTCGTATCAGAACGACGCCAAAGTTCAGCTTGAGTCTCAGAAGCAACTCGTGAACTTGTCTGAGGCTCGCGTCAAGAACGAGGTGGACGCCAACAACAAGATCATCGCCGAGCGGGAGAAGCTGAACCAGGCACTTCGACAGAAAGCCCTCGATGCTGCTGCGGTCGGTGGTTCTCTTGCGGATAAGGCTCTTGCTCAGTTGGAAAAGGAGCGGCCGGGTCAGTTCTATACGCAGGCGGACATCGACGCGAAAGTGAATCTGATGCGGCAGCAGGCGATGGCCGGCGCCCAAGCCTTCGACATCGGTGGAGCCCTCCAGGCGTCTGACATCCGTTCGCTGCGAGAGTGGGGTGGCATCCTCGGGCAGATGAGAGAGAAGGGTGTCTCTGAGGCTGAGGCCATGCACGCGACGTGGCAACAGTTGGGATCGCAATTCGGTCTCCGTATCAGTCCTGAAGAGATGGTCGAGAAGACAATCGCGAGCCCAACGGACACGATCCGAACGATGTTCGAGGACTTGAAGTCCTCTTCGTCGAAGGCACTGTCAGAAATCAGGGCCATGATCACGGGCGCGGATGTGGGAGGCACGAACTTCGCGAACACCATTGTTGACATGATTATTCGGAAACTGGAGTTCGAGGCAGCGAGGCAAGCGTAAATGCCAGTCGAAACATTCGGTCCCTTTGGTGGGATTTTTCTCGGCGGTGTTCAGTTCAGCACAGACCCGGAGCCATACGAACCGTTGAAGTGGTTGAAACGACACTCGGTCCATATGGGCATCGGTGGCACCGTGACGATTCAGGACTTCGGCTTATTCATGAAGGACAACATGCTCCATTTGGGATCGGGGAGGGAACGATTCCTCGAAGAGTCCATCATGCTGAGCCTGTACGGCTTCTACCGGACACCGGGCGGGGTGTTTTCGCTCACGGATTGGTTGAACAACAGCTTCACGGTGTTCATCAAAGATTTCTATGTGGACCCGTGGCTCAAAGGTCAAGGACCGACAGGGACGACGATCAGCCTGTACACGTACACGATGGACTTGCAGGTCATCAGCATCATCAATCTGATCGGCGTGCCGTACACCGGGTCTTAGGGAGACGACGATGGCAGCGAGCGTTCGACAAGTAGATCAAGACGGATTCACCACTCTGACGGGCTTCACGTGGCCCGATGCTTTCGCTGGTGTGAACCAGCAGCCTCACAAGTTCGCCTTCGAGAACAACGGTACGCGTGTTCTCGGTACGAGTCCAGGGCCGGCCCCGAACGGGCTTCAGGTGGAAATCGACGCCGTGGGCTCGAACGATGGCTTCACAGAGTTGCGGATCGCGACCGATACCGTGACGCTGAGTCCTCCATTTGGACTGACAGCCATACTCGCGAGCGCGACCGGTGGAGCGTTCGGAGCGACCGGCACGTACGGGTATAAGGTCACGGCGTTCAATGGGAACGGCGAGACCATCGGTTCCTTCGAAGCTACGTTCAACGTCGGCGCGGTTGCCAACCAGGTGTTGTTGACCTGGACGACCATTCCGGGAGCGACCGGCTACAAGGTGTACCGGACCCCAACGCCGGGCTCGTACGGCGCCGCGACACTTTTGGCCACTCTGGGGAGCACGGGGACATTCACCGACGCTGGCGCGGCCACAACCACGGGCACTCCGCCTTCAGTGAACCAGTCAGGAAGTTGGCTCCTGAGCGCTGTGCTCGCTGGAGCAGGCGGGGTGTGGAGCGGCACCGGGAACAAGTTCTGGACCCTCGTCGCGTTTGACTCGACGGGTGTGGTCATCTCAGTTTCTACAGAAGCCGTGTTCAACGTGACGGACACGACGAAGAAGGTCACGCTCTCCTGGGCGAACGTACCGGCGGCGGCCAGCTACACTCTGTACCGTTCGACTACATCGGGCTCCTACCCGAGCCCGTCTATCGTGACCACTCTCACGGCTGGCACGACGACGTTCACGGACTCGGGTGCGGCTACGACGGTTGGCGCGAACACGTTCTTGAACAGCTTCGGCATTCCGCCGACTCTGACGAACACGCTTCCTATCACTGTGTTCAGCGGCAACCTCGCCATTGGGCAGCAGTTCTTCTTCTGGGTGAACAGGGTCGTGCCTTCAGGCACTCCAGAATCCGGTAACCCGAGAACCGCGCTCATCACGATAAAGGAGTTCTAACGTGAGCATTCTCAACTCGGACCTGAAGTGGTACGGCTCGGGAGTCATGCCGGACGACGACACTGTCACGGCCATCGGCGGCGCCGTCGATGTGACGAAGAAAGTCGAATTCGTCGATATTACCGGTCTGGCCCAGATCGTCGGCAGCACGAGCGTTGACACGACCCAGACCGTCACGCTTTCAGTCTTCCTCGTGTCTGGCGGTGCCGTGGTGACTGAAGTCCACACGCTGAACGGTACGATACCCGTTCTGTTCGGCTCGAACATCCTGGAGATTCTGAAGGGTGTGAAGAGCGCCACAACGGTCGGAGACATCGCGGTCGAGAACCAGGCCGTGGTCCGCACAGGTACGGCAACGGCTGGAGGTGTCGAGACCATCACGCTCGACGCGGGTGCGTCCAACGTGGACAACTTCTACCAGGACATGGTCATCCGAATCACGGCTGGTACAGGCATTAACCAGATTCGAGAGATCATTCAGTACACGGGCGCGTCTCAAGTGGCCGAGGTGTCGTACGCGTGGGCCACGCAGCCGGATGCCACGTCACAGTTCCGCATCTCACAGGGCATGGTGTTTGAGAAGAAGCCAAACGAGATTTTCCAGGTTCGTCGGCCATTCTTCAACTCAGCCGCCGATGTGCCGGGTGGAGCGACGAAGACGTACTTCGACAAGATTTTCTTCGCCAACTGGCACGGCTCGATTGACCTGACTGGCGCTTCCATCATCGAGCTAGTCAACCCTCTGAACGATGTGACGTTCGGTCTCGCGACGTCTGTCAACGACTCTGGCACAAACGGCATCGGGAACAACCGGCAGCAGGCTCCGGCCGGTATCTCGTTCGCTACAACGCCGCAAGTCATCCCAGGCGGCGCCGTGTTGGCGCACAGCGGGACGAACATCGGCGTGTGGCTCAAGCGCACTCTGGCGCCTGGGCAAGCGGCAGCCAACGTTGTCTTGGTCATGCGTGGTACGGGCTTCACGCAATAATCTATGCCGTTCATCCCGGCAAATGAAGTCTTTCTTGGCTCCGGCACCATGCCGGACAACGACTCTGTCACGACCATCGGAGGTTTCGCCGATAACGGGACACGATTAGAATTTGTTGAGTTGTCATCCGGCTTGGCGCAGATTGTAGCTGAATCTGCGGATACCAAGACGATTACGGTATCTTACCTCGACACCAACAACGTTCTGAAGACAGAGTCGCACGCGCTTAATGGAACGACTCCTGTTCTGTTCTCGGCGACGATGACTAGGATTTTGAAAATCCTCGAACCGACTTTGTCTCTTCGCGGCGATGCTATTTCCTTCGAGGATCAGACTCCCACTCGCACTGGTACGGCTCAGGCTGGTGGCACGAATACCATCACGCTCGACGCGGGTGCTTCTGGTACAGACGACTTCTACACCGGTCAGGTCATCAGGATCACAAGCGGTACTGGTGTCAACCAGATCAGGCGGATTACACAATACGTCGGGTCCACCAAAGTTGCGACTGTCAGCTATAATTGGGCCACTCAGCCGAACAACACCAGTCAGTTCAGGATCGCCACCGGTGCCTCAATGGACAGTTCCAGTTCTGGACCTGGAACATGCTATCAGATGAGAGTGCCGTTTTTCGACGCGATTGCTAGTCCTAGCAGTCAGGTAGTCTTCTACGAAAAAATCTTCTTGGAGAATGATAGCGCTACGGGGTTGTCCACGTCTCCAATGTCACTGACTGATCCGACTGGACTGATCGCTTTTGCTCTTGAGACTACGGTCAATGCCGGAGGCACCAATGGTACTGGAAACAACCGGCATGTCGCACCGTCGTCTGGAGTCACCGCATTTGGAACTTCACCTCAGAATCTCCCGACCACTGGAGGTTTTGGCGCGGGAGATCAGTACGGCATTTGGCTTCGACTTACGTTACCCGCAGGACAGGCCAACGTCCTGAACACCTTTAAGCTTCAAGTGACGCCTAGCGGAGGCTCCGCGATTCCATTGGTCTCCGAAAACGTCCTTGTAGCAGGGATATTGGTATCTGGAGGCCCGGTAACACGAGATGCCCGAATTCCGATAGAGAACCTTGGACCGGTCACTCGTGATGCTCTAATTCCCTACGAGAACTTCACCGTAGGGCGAAGCGCTCGAATTCCGATTGAGAGCGCTCAGAACTTCATCCGCACCGATGCACTCATCCCGATTGAGAACGCCGGCACTAACCCGTTCACGATGGCGATGTCGTGGAACGTTCGAAACTTCACTGTCGTGTCGATGCTGCAAGCGTGGATGGTGCAGCAAATCCTGCTCATCCTCGGCAGGTCGGAGGTTTGGAACATTCGGGAAACGATTTTCAGTGGAAGTATTCAGAACACGTGGCGAGTCGTTCCTGGTCTGTCTCCGGTGCTCCCTGGCACTAGCGGCGCCACGAACCCGAACACTGCGTTCACGGACATTCAGCTTCCGCGAGCGGTGGTAACCAAGACGCCATGACGCAACCGACGAAGTTCTTCAAGCAAGTGTCCCTCGACTCCACAATGGAGTTGCTGGCGGATTTCTTCAACGCCGAGGCGGCCGGTGCCGATCTGTTTACGACCGGCGCGTTCGGCGACCAGATGACGATTTCCCTCGGACTCTCGAATGTTGGAGTCATCCAGACCGTCACGCAGATCAACAATGGCTTCATCGACGAGTGGGAGTTGACCATCGACCCGAAGACTCAAGTCACCCGCGTGCGCGGACGGGATGCGTCTGCACCAGCGCTTGACCGCATCTTCGAGAAGACGTACATCTTCCAGGAAGTCACGCAAGGCTTCGGGCCGCCTGGGCTCAGTCAGAATACGCTAGCCCAGATCAAGGCGGCTCAGAAGACGTCGATTCTGTTCCCGAACGGACATCTCTTCGCGGTCGGCCGCTTCACGGCTCGGCAGATCGCTCAGGACCTTCTAAGCTCGGTCGGCCTCAACCTGTCGTGGCAGGTTCGTGACTACAACATCTTGAGCACGTTCCAGGCTCGCGGCCGTGTAGCCGAGACGCTGAAGAGACTCATCGAGCCGTGGGTTCAGGTTGAGCCATTTCGAGCCGATATGTTCTTGCAAGGCTCGACTGTGATCATCCGCTATCGGCAGACGTTCTCCGGCGGCGCTCCAGGAGCGAAGAGCATCCCGTTGACTCCAACATACGTGATGAGCATTGCTCAAATGCGCCGAGGTATGATCAGAATTCGGAAGCGCGTCACCCGAACGGTTGGGCGACTGCGCTTGCTTGGGCAGCTTCAGAATCAGAACCTCACCGACGTCTCTGTGGACAATCCGAACCAGAACACGGAAACTGTCATCATTCAGTCGTCGCTGGCCAACGGTGTCACGACTGTCACACGGTCGGTATACTTGCTTCCGCAGAATCTTCTGAAAGAGCAAGACAAGGACGTCTACAGTCCGATCACTGCTGCTTCTGGTAGCCTTACTTATCCGTTGGCTCTTCCGACTCAGCCGACAGGAGAGGGCAATCAAAACTTGGGCATCAACATCGAGCCCTTCGTCGGTGTGCCTCAGAGTCCTTCAATCCCGGCGTCGTTGGGTGTTAGCGTATCTGTTCCTGCGAGCGTAGGATCATCGGGTGCAGGTGCCACGCCTGGAATCCAGACTCTCCACGAAGAGATTCGAAACAATTACATTGACACTCCCATTGGTCCGCTGCCCGATGTTCAAGAGACGAAGACTTCTGAGTTCGATCAAAGCGTCAATGGACTGCTCCCCGCGAAGTGGATCATCAAGCGATACGTGTATGATGCGAACTTTCAGACTGTCAGCGAGACGACCACGACGCAGACGTTCCTGAACGGCGGGTGGGGCTTTGACTCCATGAACATCAAGACGTACACAGACGTTGCTCCTGGCATGACTGAGATCGTCACGGAGGACTACGCGGCTCCTGTGCCTAGCTCTACAGGAGGCACGGCCGGCATTCCGTGGACGCTCGTCAAACGCGACTCTCAAATCGCAGCGGGTCACCGGGCAGGCGGCTCCGGTCGAGGGTTCTTCATCCCGAACGGTTCGCAAGCTCAGGTGCCGATTGAATTGGACTTCTTGCTCTCGACAGCTTCGTTCGCTGTGCCGGTTGAGTACAGCAACCAGAACCTTAGCCGGGCGGACCTGCAATTTCTTGCGGCGATGTTCTCCGCCGAGAACAGCCTGAACTTTGAGTTTGAAGTATCTTTCTCCGGTGTCGCGATGCCGTGGCTTCAGCGAGGTGTGATCATCCAGATTACCGGATTGACGGACCCGGATGGAAACGCGATCACATTGCCGCCGTTGCTCGTCACGGAGGTTCGAACGTCATACGATGAGTCTAAAGCAAGCGCGCAAATGATTTCCGAGTCTCGCGCGTTCGGGTGGCAGTAAAATGGCAATCCGTCGGCTGGTCAACATGATGACAGGGTTCGCTGTGAACCGTGATCCACAGGCGGTCCGCAACGACCAAACGCTCGGAGTCCGTGCTGACACGCAGCGTGGCGAGGCGGCGTTTTTAGAGACGGCCACGGTGCAGTCGCCGGGTCAGGGAGACGCGATCGTCACTTGGAGAAACCTGACCACGAACGCGAGCATTGCGACGGACGAGCCGTTGGTAGCCGGAATGTTGGTCTGGGTCATCAAGGCTGATAACGGGAAGCTGTTGATTCTTGGGAGTGTCAAGTAAAATGCGTAGCTTCCCTCCGCGCACTATCAAGACGTCGATTGAAGCCATTCGGGACTCGAACGCGAAGACTGGCGCCACGAAGATTCAGAAGATCACGTTCGAGACGGTCGATGCTGAGCTTGGGAACGGACACTTCTCAGTTCTTGGAAGCAACATTGCGACGACGGGCGATGGTACTAACGTCCACGCTGGTCAGCAGGTGCCGGTTGGATGGAACGAGAGCGCGCCGGCTGTCATCATTGACCATCATGCGCAAGCGGCTCAGGGGATCAGGCCACTTCCTGCTGGTGGAGAAGTTGTCGAGGAACTGTTCATCGCGACGAATCCTGCATCAGGATCGCTCGATGTTTGGTTCCGAAACCTCAGTCAGGTCACGCCACTCGGATTGACGCAGTTCTTGCACCCGGACCCGACGTTGAGCTACTTGGACACTGTGCAATGGGGACTCGCCAATGACCGGTTCCTGCTCTTCCAGACTTCGACTATGCACTCGTCTCCGATTTTCGTCTTCAAGCTCAATCGGAGGCCGAACACTCAGTACGCCATCGGCACAATCGCCAAGGCAACTCTTGACGCAACGTACACGCTTGATTCGATCCTTGGCTCGGCTGTAACCGTGAGCTATCAGTCCGCGAACTTCGACAACAACGTGTTTGGTACTCCGTCCGGCAATCAGTTCACGGTCCCGAGTACCAACCTTGGTTTCGGCCTGACCAGCGTCAAGTATTTCTTCCACAATGACACGACTGTGTGGAACACGATAGGCACGGGAACTGTTCAGAACGCTCTGGCGGTTACCTCGACGCCTATCCAGCTTGTGCTCGATGAGCGTGCTCATCTGATCGTTGTCTACGATGTGATCGCGGGTGATAGCGCTTTCGCTGCATTTCTGGGGCAGTTCGAGACAACGATGATCGCGGACGTCACAGCAGCGCCGCCTATCGTCATTCAGACTCCGCCTTCCGCTAGAGCGATTGGAGCGAACCAGACTGGAACTATGTGGCGACAGTCCTCGACTCCTATCTTCGTTCTCGCAGGCAACGAACGAGTCGCTGTCGTGACGCAGGCGACGATGCCGGCGCCTACGGTTCCAGGGAACTTTCTCTCAGTAAATATCGCGAACAGTCCATACACGTTTCTGATCGCCGCTGGCAGGCAGCTTCAGAACGGTGTTCTCAGCGAAGCATTCGCTTCGCTCTTCTCCAGGACCGGCTTGGGTAGCCAACAGTGGCAAGCCACTCGACGCCACGTGCTTTGGTTTGACACGAACAACAACGTCTTCATTCTGAACTTCGATCCTGGAAGCTCGGCGGTCTCACCGACGGTTGGCTCTGCGGTACAGATTGGGTCAGGACCGAATTTGGTTTCGAATTTCTTCTCGACGACGGTTGGTACTCTGACGTTTCCGATCAGGTTGCTGCTTCCCGATTTCCTCTACGACAGCCGAAACGCCAGTGGTCTCTTCTTTGTGCAGGGAGGATGGAGTATACTAAGTCCTTCCAGCATTTCTCCGGTCGTGGATTCCAAGGATCAGAAGTTCGGGAGTGTTGGGAACATGAAGAAATTGCCTGCGGCACTTCTCGTCCCGGCTACGACGACCTTCGCACCATATCCGGAACAGCCTGGAGTCTTTGTACTTGAGAGAGGGATGGCGTGGCAGATCATCGACGATCCGCAGGTGTTGCGGTCCATCCAGCGGTTCGTTCCTCCAGTCGTGCAACCGTAGGGAGGGAAAAAATGGACAACGAAAAGCACAACACACCGATTCTGGATGAGGCCGACGAGGATGGACCGGAGTGTCCGGCTTGTTCGGATGTAACTGACGATTCCCCGCACAACTGTGGGTGTCATAGGAGAAAACCATGCAACTGATTCTTAACCGACGTATGCCGTCTGCGAATTCGACGCCTGGCGAGCTTTTCGTAGATGGTTCGTTTTTCTGCTACACGCTGGAGCGCACGCCATCGGACCCAGAGTGGAAGTGCATCCCTGCTGGAACGTACGAAGTGACGCTCCGAAAAACGTACAATCCTCGACTCTGGACCCCATACCCGGACGAGGTGCTACCACACATTGAGAACGTGCCTGGTCGTCAGGGCATCGAGATGCACGCCGGCAATCGAGCGGCGGATTCTGAAGGTTGCGTCCTCTGCGGCTACGAGCGGCAACTGGACATCGACATGATCGGTGCATCGCGAGCGGCTGTCAAAGACCTTATCGACAGGATGCGTGCGAAGGGCGGCACGTTCCAGATCGTGGTGAAAAATGCGGAGTAAAGTTTGGCTGTGCGCGTTACTTGGCGTAGCCTTCGCGGTCGTGATGCATTTTCTAATCAGGTGGTGAAGATGGCCAGTAGAGCAAACATTATCAGGCAGAGGATGACGGCGTCAGAAGTTTTGTACATCGACAGCATGGGACCGGCTCGGTGCGACCGGTGTATGCATTGGGTTGAAGACGCGAAGCGGTGCGTGCTGCACGGCCCGAAGATGCTGGACCAAGCCTTCAACGTGTGTGGGCTATTCACACCCGGAACACCTACGCTGTTAGCTATGGTGGAGCAGTGGGGCTCGTTGACTCCAGAGGAATCGGGTTGGGGCATAGGCGACACGACGTGTGGCAACTGCCGGTACGGCGACGGCTCGCCGACGTGTCAGCATCCGTGCATCGAGGAGTTCCCGATCAACAACGTCGGCGGATGCTGCAACGCATGGACGGCTAGGCCGGGCGAGCCTGATCGCGAAGCCAAGCCGAGAATGGGATGAGAGTCTTCGTCGGGGCCGCTCTGATTTTCCTGCTAGCGGGAATTGCCTCTGCCGAGGATGCCAGCGACGAGGCCAAACGGATATGCGCCTCAGACGCCTATCGAGCAGTCTGTGGTCAGTGGTACGACCCCAGGACCGACTCGAAGAGCGAGCAGGAACGCCGCAAGCAACAGATCGAACAGATTCGGAAGCACGAGCAGGAGTGGTTGGATAACTCTCAACAGCCGGCGCCGCCCGAATATCCAACGGGAGGACCGTCGTGAAGGTTATGCTCGACGCGGTGGTGGTCTGGACTCGACGGTGTTCTTGTGGTAATCTGATGAAACGTGCCGGCGACCCGTGGCTTGTCTGGAAGTGTGAGGCGTGCGGTAAGGAGTCGTTCGTGATGTTCGGGTACGCTGGAAGGAACGGGAATGGCTCTTCGTGATCTGGTCTGCGATGAAGCAAATCGCCTCGACCATCACAAGGTCTGGTCCAACATCGCCTTCGCGGCGATGACGGCCGCGTTCCTCAAAACGATGTGGTTGGCGCAACCGAGTGAAGCGTCGTCGCTGCTGTTCTTGACGTACGGCGCCACGGTCGGCGGATCGGCCGCCGCGATGAAGTTCCTGACCCTCAAGTGGGGTGGGAAGAAGGAGAACGGAAATGGAAGCTCTGGTTCTTAAGGGTGTCGGGTTCGTCCTCGAAAATCTCTTGCTCTCGGGCGTGGCCGTCTTCGCCGGCTATCGGTTCCGCAACCAGATCGCCAAGGTACTCGACGCCGTCGAGTACGTCGTGAAGGGCGTGTACTCGGTCGTTCGCCATCCGGCCGACAAGGTCGTGGCGAGCAAGTAATGCCGTTCGCGGCGCTCCTGCTTCGTCCGACCACGTGGCTTCTGATAGCGATTGTCGTGCTGTCCTTCACGACAACTATTCTCTACAAGGTCCACACCCACGACCTGGAGAAGATCGGTGCGCTTCAAGCCGCCCGCGCTGATGCTATTGCTGATGCAAAGGCGTGCTCTGATGCGACCGAGAAGCTTCGCAAAGAAGCGGAGCAACGTGCGGCTGAAGTGGCTGCTCGTCTGAAGGCTGCCGAAGAAGCTCGTCATCGGGCAGAGCAAAGAGTCGAGCAGACGTTGCAGGAGCGCCCGATCAACCCCAACGATCTGTGTGCCTCGGCGCAGGCGTTGAATCAGAAGATGCTACACGAGCGGAGGCCGCAATGATCGCGCAGCCGGGTGATGTGTCCGCCATTGACGGCAACAGGATAAAAGTCCCTCAATGGGATAGCATCAAGCACACGTTCGTCTGCGTGATTTTCGTAACAGTCATGTTGAGCGGCTGCGCTGCTGCCACAGTGCAGAAAGTAGAAGTACCCGTTCCGGTCTTCTGCGATCCTCCGGCGGTCCGGGCACCGGGGGACCCGCTCGACACGATCAAGGATACGGACGACATCTTCATCATGACGCGAGGGCTCTGGGCGGCCATCGAGTCGAGGGACGGTTACATCGGCTCTCTCAACGCGGCACTTGACGCCTGTCGAAAACACGAGTAGTCTGACGGCTTCACGCGGAGGCTCTATGATCGTAGGCTTCGCAGGGAAGTTGCAGTCGGGCAAGGACACATCAGGTTACCGGCTGCTCGACAAGTTCGGATTCACCCGCATCAGTTTCGCAGAAGCTCTGAAGAAGGACACCGCCACGAAGTTCCGCCGTACCCTCAAGGCCCACTACCGAATGACTCGTCCGGACCTTCAGAAGAAGGAGCCGACGGAGAAGGAGTGGGACGAGATCATCTACCGTGGTCTGTGGCTCGAACGTGATGATGTGACTCGCGCAATGCTCCAGGAAGTCGGCACCGAAGTCTACCGTGCTGTGAACATGGATTGGTGGGTGAACCGTTGGTCCGAGGAAGTCGGCAAGGTGGATTCGGGTCACGTGGTCGTGACGGACACCCGGTTCGAAAATGAGATCAACGCCATCAAGAACCGTGACGGCAAGCTCGTGAAGGTCATCCGTCCGGCGCTCCAGGTTGCCACGAAGGATGTAAGTTCCCACGCCTCTGAAAACGAGTGGACGCAGTTCACCGATTGGGACGCGGTCGTCGTCAACGACGGTGCCGTCGAGGACCTGTGGAAGAAAATAGACGACCTGGCCGAGCAATGGAGTCTCACGCCGTCGAAGAAATGGCAACGGGAGGAAGAGCAGCGCGTGAAGGCGCTCGCGAAAAAGTGAAGCTGACACTCGACCGCATCCGGTCGTTCGCACCTTTAAGAAGTGGCGGCAGGCGATGTGGTGTCGGTATCTTCATGGAAGGCTTGTCGAAGTCAGATCGTGATACGCTTCTGAAGGCGTTCGCTGATTCGTCGCTTTCTGCAAGAACCATCTGGCGGGCGATTCGAGAAGTGGGATTTCAGCGCAGTGTCTCGACATTGAAGGTTCACCGCAGGGGAGAATGCCAGTGCCCAAGAAAGTGAAATCTCTCGAACAAGCTCTCGCGGCCGAATCGCTGTCCAAGGTCCAGGAGCTTCAGAAGAAGCTAGCCGAAGCAGAGATCATTCGAGTCACGGCCAGACAGACATTCTTCGAGATGGTCGGCGACCGCGTCATTGAAGCCGTCAAGCGCATCCCGTCTCTACCTCCAGTCAAGCCACCGACATTTCGAATTCAACCGACTCTGCACGAAGAACACGCCGTCCTTGTCATCAGCGACGTTCAGGCCGGACTCACAACGAGTGCGCGCGAGACCGGTGGGCTCGGTGAGTTCAACACGAAAATCCTGCTAGAGGAAATCGAGTACCTGGGTGACTCCGTCGAGAGCATCATGAAGTACCACACGAACGTGAAGGTACTTCACGTGTGGTTCAACGGGGACATCGTCGAGGGTGAGGACATCTTCCCTGGTCAGCTTCGAGAAATCGACATGAGCCTCGTCCAACAGATCGTGTTCTGCGTGGAGCACTTTGCGCGGCTTCTGTACAGACTCGCTGGCAGATTCGTAAAGGTCATCTGCGGCGGCGTCGTCGGCAACCACGGTCGGATCGGTCGCAAGGGTGAACACTCTCCGATGAGCAACTTCGACTACCTTGTCTACAAGTGGCTCGAAGAGCGCACGAGGCCGTTGAAGAATGTGACATGGGAAATCCCCGAGACGTGGTGGCAGGTCCACGAGATTTTCAAATGGCGCTTCCTGTGCGTCCACGGCGACGACACGGGACAGTCCACGTGGGGCATCCCGTTCTACAGCATCGGTCGGCACAAGAACCGTTATCAGGAGATGCTGCGTCGGTCCGGGCTCACGCCGATTGACTACATGGTCGTTGGTCACCATTCCGAGCGCGCGGAGTTCCACGACATCATCAGCGCCGGCTCCTGGCCGGGCGGCACCGAGTTCAGCATCAAGCGTCTCCAGGCTCTCGACATCCCGACCGCGCCGTTTTTCGGCGTGGATAAGCGTCACGGAAAGACGTGGCGTCGGGACATTCAGTTGCGGCCTGTCGTCGCACGGAGGGCAGCATGATAGAAAAGCCAACGGTCTACCTCGCAGGCGCGATTCGAGACGGCGTCAAGGAAGACATCGAGTGGCGGCAGCGAGCCGCGACTCGACTGTATGACGTTGCCCGCATCCTCAACCCGCTCGCCGGCAAGGAGCATCACGAAGACACCGGAGCGTGGACGATCTACGGAGACCATACGTCTGACGCTCGATGGATCGTGTCAGCAGACTACTACGCGGTGGACCACGCGGACATCATCATCTTCGACTTCCGAGCGCTCGCGGACAAGTACCCGAACATCGGCACACTGTCAGAGTGGGGTCGCTCGACGGCTCGAAGCGTTGTCCGCATCTCAGTTGTGAAGAGCGACTATGAGGGTCACGAGAACAAGCGCCACTACCCCGGCCTGCATCCGTTCATCGCCGAGCACTCGGCGAAGGTGTTCTCAGACATCGACGAGGCCATCGACTTCGTCGCAGCGCACTGCTTGGCTATTACGACGGCTCCATTCTACGGGACTCCGTGAACTATTGGGTCACGGCCGTCGGGATACTTCAGATTTGCGCAGCCATTCACGCCACGATGGTTCGTGACTGGAAAATGGCCGCGATCAACATTTGCGTGGGCATCGGAAGCTTGGTATTGTCCACAATGGGGAAATGACATGAAACTTTTGATCAGCGTTCTTCTGCTCTCCGTTTTCGTTGGCTGCGCGCACGCCAAGGCGCCCGAGATTCAGCCTCCGCTTGGCTCTCAGCCGGCCGAAGCTAAGGACCCGTGCGATCCTCCGTACCCTGTCGAGATGTTAAAGGGAATGGGAGTGGTGACGATAACGGGCATCGGCTTGCGACGCGACGACAAGCAAATCGTGCCGGGTGGTCTAGCGCTCTTCCACGATGCGAAGAAGCTCATCGTCATCACATTGGCCTCTGAACCGGATGGACTGAAGGCGGTGACTCTGATCATCCACTCAGCCGTGCCGTCGGGGGGCTATCAGCACGAGTCCTACATCAACACCGGCCTCATGGGCATCGTGGACGAGAAGATACTCGTTCGAGCAAATCCTGGCCCGTGTGCTTGGGAACCTCTCGTCACGCACGAAGACAACGAAACCCAGACGAAGCAGTGAAACTCTTCCTGCACGAAGACTGCGTGTGGGGAACCTTGGAAGGACCTTGCTCGCCTGATCTGCTGAAGGCGCTCGACAAGGCGCTTTCGTTCTACGAGCCTGGGTTCCGATTCACGCCAGCCTACAAGCGGCATGTCTGGGACGGTAAGAAGCATCTGTTCGACCCGAAGCAGAAGGCGTTCCCAGCCGGACTCTCCTACCGCGTCATCGCAACCTTGAAGGAGTTCCTGGGCGACGACTATGCGCTCGACGTCCAGGACGCCCGGCCTCCGGGTCCATTCGAGGATGCCATCGCGATCCCGGCCGAGACGGTTCGGCTCCACGGCGTAGACCTTTTTTCCGATCAGCGGGAAATGATCAAGGCCGCCACGACCAACCTCCGTGGCTGTCTGTGCCTCGCGACAGGCTTCGGCAAGACCGAGGTAGCGGCAGGGGTCCTGAAAGCGGCTTCTAGACGCCGTGGGCTATTCCTGGTGAACAAGAAGGGGCTCATGGCCCAGACGGCGGACAGGTTCGAGGACCGGCTCCAGGAGCGGGTAGGGCGCCTGGGGGGAGGCTACCGGGATACCAGCCGCCGGGTGACCGTGGCGACAGTCCAGACCGTCTACCAGCACCTCAAGAGCCTGACTGAGTTCCTGGACGAGCAGCAAGTCGTGATCTACGACGAGGCGCACACCATCGCGCCCGGCATGAGCTTCCCGGTGCTCCAGGCCGTCCACGCGCCGGTTCGGCTCGGGCTCAGCGCCACGATCAAGGAGGCATCCCGTCGAATGGCTGTCGAGGCGTTCCTGGGTCCGATCCTGGTCGAGAGCGGAGCCAAGGAACTGATCGCAGCAGGGCGAGCGACGCCGGCACGTGTCCGCATGATCCGCGTCGGCGGGTTCGTCGAGGAACAGACGTACGACGAGATTTACGATAAGGGCATCGTGTATAATCGGAGTCGCAATGCCGCTATCGTCCAAGCGGTCGAAGAACAGCTTCACCTGGGTCGAAGAGTTCTCACCCTGGTTGTTCGAATCGACCACGGCTACGCACTTGCTGCCTCGCTTGCTTGCCCATTTCTTCATGGAGGTTCTTCACTCGACGAAATCCAAGACGCGAAGAAAAAGATCGCGAACGGCACACTCGACTGCGTCGTCGCATCCACGATCTTCGACTTCGGACAAGACATTCCGACGATTGACGTCCTGGTACTTGCGGGAGGAGGTAGCTCGCCGCTTCGCACGATCCAACGGATGGGCCGAGCGCTCAGACTCGCGCCTGGCAAGACTGAGGCACTGATCATCGACTTCATGGACCTGTCAAATGACATTCTTCGCCGACACTCTGAGGAACGGCGCCGCACGTACGAGCGAAAAGGTTTTCCTGTCGAAGTAGTCGTCCAGAAGCAACCTGTATAGGAGCCGCGTTCGATGCCCAACCGACAAGTGGAGTTTATCCTCTCCAAGCTGTCTGGAGTTCAACGCAGCGGGCGAGGATGGAAAGCTCTTTGCCCCGCGCACGAAGACGTCAACCCGTCGCTTCAGATTGACGTCGAAGGCGACCGCATCCTTGCTCACTGCCACGCCGGCTGTACGTTCGATCTGATCGTTCTCAAGACTGGCACGAAGTCGAGCGATTGGCGCATCCCTGATAAGACGGAAGTTGCCTGGTACAACTACGTCGATGAGCAGGGCAACCTGCTCTATCAGAAAGTCCGCTACGAGCCGAAGGACTTCCGCATCCGCAAGCCGTCAGGCAATGCGGACAAGCCGTGGACGTGGTTCCTGACTGGCGTGCGCCGCGTCGTCTATCGGCTCAACGAGCTTCAGAGTGCGCAACGCGTCTACATCCCGGAGGGCGAGAAGGACTGCGACAGGCTCGCAGCGCTTGGACTCACGGCGACGTGCAACGACGGTGGTGCCTCGAAGAGTGGCGTGCGGCCGAAGTGGAAAGAGGAACACGCGGCGTTCCTGGTCACGGCAGGAGTTCACGAGGCCGTCATCCTGCCTGACAACGACGACGCTGGTCGCGCTCATGCGCAGGCCATCGCGCGCACACTTTTACCGAACGGTATCATGGTAAAAATCGTCCCGCTTCCTGACCTGCCCGAGCACGGCGACGTCAGCGATTGGCTCGACGCCGGTCACACGCTTGAAGAACTACAAGCGCTCGTGGAGTCCACGGCGGCTCTCGAAGCTGTGGCGCCGGCTGACGTCCCGACGATGGCTCAGGTCGAGGGCGCCGTGAACCTCCAGGCGCTCGAAGACGAACTGGACGACATCGAGGACCCGTGGGAGTACCTGGAGAAGGTCCGTACTTCCGTCAACAGCGAGACATCGGAGAACTTTCAGAGGGATCGGGCGAAGTTCGCACCCCGTTGGTTCGAGCTTGTGGCTATCAGAGATGCAGTCGAGCGGGACCTGCTGTACGACGAAGGCGCGAGGATTTTCAAGCCACTCACGAAGGCCACGATCAGGTCCGAGGTGGTGGCTCGAATTCCAGCAGACGTATCGGCAGAGAATGTCCTGTGCAACACGGTAGACCCTTGGGATGACCCGGTTGGAGGTACTGAAGTCCTAGACGAAGCCGTGGTCAAGATCAAGGAATACCTTTTCACCAGCGATGAAGCCTACGACGCCATCGCGCTCTGGTGTGCTCACACATGGTTCTTCGACGTTTACGAAGAAATGTGCTCTCCGTATCTAACCTTTACATCTCCGGTGAAGCGGTGTGGAAAGACAAGAGCACAGAGCATCGTTGGACTTCTCTCACGGCGACCACTCCAGGGCTCGAATATCTCGGAAGCTGCTTTGTACAGGTCTGTGGAAAAGTTCAAGCCGACCATGATCATCGACGAGGCGGACAGCTTCTTTGAAATGTCCCCGACGATGCGAGAAGTGTTGAACGCCGGCTACACGAAGCGGACAGCCGTCATCGTCCGCTGCGAAGGCGACGACCACGACCCGAAGCCGTTCTCGACCTGGTGCCCGAAGAGCTTGGCGCTGATCCTGGACAAAGACAGCCGGCTACCCGATACGATTCAGGATCGAAGCATCATGATCCCTATGCAGCGCCGAGTCGAAACAAACGACAACGACCGTTGGACTCGAATGACTCCGGTCGAGCTTCAAAGTGTCAGTAGTAAGTTCGCTCGATGGGCCAAAGACCATAGCAGCGAAGTTCGAGAAGACTGCTTGAACAGTCATTGGGGTCAAAGCACACCGCTCGAATTTCTCCCTCCAGCGAGAAAGCTCTCTAAATGGGCTTTGGACTTCCACGAAGATGTGAAGGAAGCAGGTATACCAGTATTCCCGTGGGAGTTGCGACAAAACGAACGGGCGCTTGAGAATTGGAAACCGCTGTTTCAGCTTGCAGAGCTTGCCGGCGGCGACTGGCCAAAGCGTGCTCGCCGTGCGGCCGTGAAGCTCTCGTCATCCGAAGGACGTCCTGTTGCGGAGCCTGAAGGCGTCCAGTTGCTTCAGGACATCCGCTCACTGTTCTACCCGAAGGAAGGACAGCCGAGGAAGGCGATGGCATCCCAGGCCATCGTGAACGGGCTCAACAACATGCCCGAGCGTCCGTGGGGCGAGTACAACCAGAAGAGCAAGGAGTCAGGCATCACGCAACGACAGCTTGCCTTCAAGCTGAAGTTCTACGAGACTTCGCGAGGGCTCCCGATCCAGCCGCGTCAGGTCTGGATCGGGAACAACAACCAGCGCGGCTACGACCGAGATGATTTCGAGAACGCCTGGTCCAGATTCCTTCCGCCACCACACGTCCAGGGCAAGATCGTCAAGCGGCCGGTCCAGGCCGTTCTAGCGGATGCTGAACCAACGCCACGTCCGCTAGGTCCGCTCGAACCCGCATAAACACTCGTCGAAAACCTAGCGAATCGAACCGCTAGAAACCAGGGCTCTCGGAGCCTGGAGCGCTAGGTTTTCTCAAATCCTGTCAAGTCCGTCCTGTAACCTATTGATTTTACGAGGGAATTTGGCCAAAATTTCCGTTTCCCGCTGGTGGGATATGCTATACTTTAAGTGGAGGGAGAAATGAGAGAGACCCGGAGTCCCGAGATGGCTGGTAGGCCGGCGGGGCTCCATGCTGCAAGGCTCCTGGAGGCGCCAGGGGAGACCGAAAGTCCGATGGCAAGGCGCCCAGAGCGGAGCGGGGTAGAGGGCGGTAGTCGGCGCGGCGGAAGCCTCGGAGCCGCGTCTCGTTCCCCTCGGTAGACCGCGAACGATCCGTGAAAGCCGAAGCCCGAGTGCCTGGTAGTCGGCGGTAGTCGTGAGACTTCCGATGGACGCCGAGACAATCCCAGGACGAAGCATTCGGGCGCAGCGTCGGACGCTCCGGAGGACGGAGGCCGTTGGGAATCGCACGCTTCAGCAGCGTGCTTGAAGATGACCGTCAGGTCGAAATTCCCGTTGATTGGAACGGGGGACTTGAGTAAAATTCAATGGAGGATGTGATGGAGACTCCAGCGTACCTGACCGGTTCTGGTCTCGGTGCTCCGACGATGCCCGAGCTTCCTAAGTCCGAGTATCCTGCCGAGTGGGAACTGAGCCACGAGGAGGAGATGGCGCTTTTGAGGCGCTGGAGCTAGCGTCATGACTTTCATCCGATGGTTCTCAGTCCTGTTCGTGCTGTTCCTCGCAATCTGGGCTCAGCCGACTGAACCCGCACCGTCGCTCCGGTCGTACTTCGCGGCGGCTCGGTGCGCGCGGATGGAGGTGCTTCAATGACCGCTCGCCTTATCGCGGTCGGATGGTGGCGGCAAAGCATGAGAGCAACGCGGAACTGGACGCGGCACCTCGTGAAGGAGAGCGGAGGTACTAAGTGCGGTCTCTGGCCGGAACGCACACTGCCAGACGACGGCCTTGCTCAGGGCCGGATCAAGACGTGCGCACGGTGCTTCCGTGCGCAAGGGAGGTAACCATGAGCCACGATCTTTGCGCGCGACCTGGATGCGGGGCTCCGACTGACACGGCGGACGCGTCGCGCCGGTACTGCTCGGAAGAGTGCGCGGCGTGGGCGTTCGCTCTGCGGCACGGGATGCCTGACACGGTGCGGTGGGCGCAAGAGAAGATCGCCGCGTCTCGTTCCAAGTCAATCGAGGCCAGCGAGCGGTTCAAGGAGATGCACGCGAAGCTCACTCCTGAAGAGCGCAGCGAGCGCGGCCGGCGCGCGGCGCAACTGAAGAAGGAGAAGGCGGAGGTGCGGTGATGGAAAAGACCGTTCACGTCGAGATGACGGAGCGGGGCCAGAAATACATCTACGACATTCCCGAAGCGTGGCTGGTCGGCTACACGGCGAACGGCAAGTCCGTGAATCAGGCGGTGGTGTGCTGGCACACTCAAGCCAAGCTGGCCGAGCGGTTCAAGAAGGAGGCCAAGTCATGATCCGACGGAAAAACGGAACCGAAAAGTACGTCGGCACGACACTCAGTAAGGATCACACAGGCATGTCGTTCTACGACGGCTACGAGCACGTCTGGAACGCGGCCGTCTGGACGGGCGAGCGAATCGAGCACGTGTCGTACGGTTCGACGATGGGGGACTGCGACACTGTCGTCGTAGACGCGACTCCCGAGGTGATCGCGGCGGCTAAGGCGTGGGAGTCCGAGCAACAGGCCACGTACCGTCGGCTGTGCGCGGACCGTGAGGCTCGTCGCATCGAGCGTGGAAAGCTGGTTCGCGTGGTCCACGGTCGGAAGGTTCCGCACGGGACGGAGGGCCGTGTGTTCTGGCACGGTTCGACCCGGTTCGGTCGCTCAGTCGGTTTCAAGTCCTGCTCCTGCAATCGTCGATGTGAGCACGCCGTCTTCACGGCGGAGCATAACGTCGAGGTGGTCCTGAAGACAGAAGGGGTGCCGGCATGATTGAACGAGGCACGGTCATCATGAACATGAAGAGCGGAAAGTTGTACGCGGTAACTTCCGACGAGAACGGGTACTGCGAGTATATCGGCATCAAAGATGGAAAGCGGTACGGCCCGGTTCGAGTCGGTCGGTCGATGGCAGCGTTCGTCGAGGTTCCGAATCTTCAGTCAGTCTTCGAGGACAAGTGGCCCTGCCGAAACTTTCGAGTGGAGGAAATTCAACTATGAACTGCGAGGGAATCATCGACCTTCGGCATCCGGTTGGTCAGGAGCGCCGTCGCGGATTCCAGCCGCCGTGGTACACGGTCTTCAAGTACGTGTGCCCGGCGTGCGGTCAGGTCCGCTACGTACGTGCCTGTGCGTTCCGTGGCAGTCGGCCGGAACCTGGGATCGGTGGAATCATCTGCGGGAGTTCCACTCCCGTCAGTCCCATTCCGTGGAGGGTCTGAGAATGGCCAAACGAATCGTGACTTGGCACGCGAATCATTTTCGCGTCGCTGGCCACGCGGCTTGCCGTCGTACCCGCATGGGTGGCGAGAGCGTGTTGGTTGACGACCCGAAAATCGTTGGCTGCCTGAAATGCCTGCGAAAACTGCGTGAGGGAGTCTTGATGCTTGACCCAACCACGGGTGGCACAGTCCTGGTCAAGATCGGAGGCTAGCATGGCCAACGTCAAGGAAATCGCCATCGACGCGGTGTTGCCGTTCGACTACCTGGAGCATCTGAGCGCAGCGGGATCGGCGACCCTTGCCTCATGGCTGCTCGCGCCAGCCGTCGGCCTGTCTTTCCGGTGGGAAGATGTCGGACTCTCGCCGGAGACCAACGAGCACGGCGGTCGGACGATGATGTACCGGCTGCGCGTCCGGGGACACGAGGCCATCTCGTTCCCGGCGTTCGATCTGTTCGTCTCGACTCTCAGGCAGGGTGGCGCTCGTATCGAGCGCGCAGAGTGCATCGACGTGGAGGCATGAATGGTTGACGAACGGATCGTCGAAATGTTCGAGCGCGCGACAGTGACGAACGGCGTGCCGCGTTGGAACAGCAACGGTCAGGTTCCGCCGCTAGACATCCTGGTCGCGTGGCATGGTGCCGGTCTGCCGTTCGACTACACGAAGAGCATTGCGGCTCGTGAAGCCGATACGCTCGCGTTCGTCGAGAAGTATCGGAAGAGTCAGCGTCGGCGCCGGCCGTCGGCTGAAGAGATGGCCGAGATGCGGGCCGCATTCGGTCGAGACACGACAGTCGTGAACGTCATCACCGGCCGTCGGACGAGGCTTTAGTCTACGCACGCACGGCGTGCGAGGAAGGAGCGCGCCATGAAGTGGGAAGAGTTGAAGGAGAAGATCGAAGCTCTTGTGGACGCGACGAGCGTGCGGGAAGTGCTCGACGCACTCGAAGAGGTGTGCAACGAGAAAGCTGAGCACATTCGCTCGAACTGGCAGGATGAAGGGCTCGCCATCGCTTGGAATCTTGCTGGAAAGACTGTCACTCGGGGTGTGAACAGTCTGCCGAAGGTCCCCGGCATCGAAGGTCCGAAGTAGAAGGGGCCAATGGGATACGTTTACGAGGGTCGTCACAGTGGACGCGGTCGGCTCTGCTGTGATGCTTGCGGCAATGCCGGTGGTGTTCGGAAGGTTCGGTGCCCGTTCGGCTACTGCCAGGCTACCGCGCTCTGCCCGGCGTGCCGGAAGAATCCCAAGATCAAAGTCGGGATGAGCGCCGAAGGTCATCGGGCTCTTGGCTGCGAGGCTGCGCACGAGTCGTTCGTGAAGCGTGAGGCTGCCACGAAGTCGATGCTCGATGCTGGAGAGTACGTGCGGGTTGCGGCGCTCGGTCAGGACGACGGCCGGGTGAAGGTCTGGTTCCGGAACCGGGACAGCGTCGAGAAGGTGTACCTCATGACCGCTGCCGCGTACGGCTCTATCCCGTTGCTTGTGCCGGCAACTCCGGCGGACTACGGAAGCGGCCTGGTGGAGGTGGAGTCATGAGCGGATGGCGAGTCTGCCTCAAGTGCAACAAGAAGTATCAGGCTCCAGCCGGTCGGATCATCACAACGAAGTACGGGGAAGTCGAGATGAGGCCGACTCAGGGTGACCACATCTTCGTGGACCTGAGCACGAAGCGGAGCACGACAGAGGGTCTGACCGTGTTCGGCGTCACGTACCGGGGCTCCGCTCACTTCGGTCTGTACAACGGTCAGTGGGAACCGATGCGGTACGAGGACGGTCGGACGCAGGTCTATTGGCTGCACTTGTACCGGCCGGGGCTGACTGTCGATGGCGCGAGCACTTCCGCTCGGAAGAAGATCGGCGAGGAACTGACTGCCGCCGTGCGGAACTTCGCCAAGCAGAATCCTGGAGCGCTCATTGACGCTCAGGCTGCTCACGTCGCGGAGGAAATCGAGAAGCGCCGAGAGAAGATCGCTGAGCACGAGGCGGAGATCAACAAGCTTCGGAAGGAAATCATCGACCTGGGAGGTGTGTCATGATCGAGAAGACGAAAATCCTTCGACTCGGTCGTGTTCGCGAAGGTGACGTGTTCGTCAAGATCACTGTGACTCGGGAGGACGGCAAGACGAAGCTGTCATTCATTGGTGTCGAGGGGCCGATGAGCAACGGCGATTGCCGTGGCTCGTGCGGTCAAATCGACAGACACCTGAAGTCTGAACAGTTCGCCGAGTTCGCTCCCGGCTGGAACGCTGAGGCTGTCGAGAAATTGCTGGCGACGTGGGATCGCTGGCACCTCAACAATATGCGAGCCGGCTGCGAGCATCAGCGTGCTGAGAAGTGGAACGAGCGGCCGATTGATCCTAGCAAGCCGCTCGACGTCTACGGTAAGCATTGCGGACCTAACGGACCCACGACGTGGAACATGCTGACGTGGGTGACCCGTAAGGATCATCCGAAAGGTCTCATGTGCGAGCCGTGCCCGACGTGCGGCTACAAGCACGGCACGGCGTGGTTACACGAGCCGGTGCCAGACGAGGTGTTGAGTTACCTGGGGGGACTTCCCTCGACTGACAAGCAACCTGCATGGGTGTAGGGGGTCTGACATGAGCAAGTACGGCCGCTACGTCGTGAAGGACGGGAAGGTCGTGCAGGTCTCGACGCAGAAGAAGTACGATCCGCCGAAGCCGAAGCTCTCGGACGAGGTGGAGTTGGCGATCAGCGTGAACACGATGCTCGAAGTCATCGACGAGATGGAGCGCAAGGCGCAGGACGCGCCGAAGCCGAAGCTTCACACGGGGGTGTACCTGTGAAGAAGAAGGACCGACCGCTCGACGTCACGATCTGGCCGAGTCACAATGAACACGTCGAAGTCGCCGTCGATGGACCAGCGCGCATCGCGTGTTTCATCGACCCGCACGAAGGTCTGAGTGTGGTCGTCTACAAGGGCACGCAACGGACCCACGACCGGCGGAAGCCGGTGCTTTCGTGGTTCGGAGGTACGCTTCGAAAAATCCTGTTGACAGGAACGGAGGGCTTGAAGTAAATTCAACGTAGGGAGGGACGACATGAGCTTCAAGAGCGACATCACCGATTACACCCAGGCAGCCTTTCCGGCGCTCTGGATCGTCACTCACGAGGAAGAGCGCGCGGAGAAGGAGCTTCAGGAAGTCGCGAAGGCTGAGAAGGCCGGGTTCTGGCGCTGGTCGGTCACGCAGGGGTGGGCCAGCGACGACGGCAAGGTGCAGAAGAGCCAAGACCCGAAGCAGGCCATCGAGCAGGTGATCAATATGCCGTCGGAGGCGCTGTACATCTTCCGTGACTTCCACCCGTATCTGAAGAATCCGGCCACGAACCGGATGCTCCGGGACATCATTCCGCTCTGCAAGTCTCAGGCTAAGACTCTGATCATTCTCTCGCCGGTTCTGGACATCCCGACCGAGCTTGAGAAGGAGATGACCGTCGTCAACTTCGCGCTCCCGACCCGCGAAGAGTTGGGCGACAAGCTCGACGCCGTGGTGGCGGAAGTCGGGAAGACCTACGCGCGCGGCAAGCCCGAGGTGGAGGACCGCGCGGCTATCCTCGACGCAGCGTCGGGGCTCACGAGCAGCGAGGCGGAGAACGCGTTCTCGCTGGCGTGGTCTCGGACGCGCGACGACAAGGTGCGGAAGTTCAACGGCCGGGCGGTCGCGACGGTCCGCAACGAGAAGGCCGGTGCGATCAAGAAGTCGAACCTGGTCGAGTGGGTCGAGCCGAAGGTCAGCATCGACGACGTGGGTGGGCTCGGCAACCTGAAGGCTGACCTGAAGGTCATCGCTCCGATCTTCCACAACCCGGACAAGGCGAAGGCGTTCGGGTTCCGTGACGAAGACTTCCCGCGTTCCATCGCGCTCATCGGCGTGCCTGGGACCGGTAAGTCCCTTACGGCGGAGGCGATTCCACAACTGCTCCAGGTCGGTGCGGTGCGCACTGACTTCGGCCGAATCTTCTCGGCCGGCGGTGGCAAGGTCGGTGCCGCTGAGAACAACATCGAGCAGCGCAACAAGCTCGTCGAAGCGATGGCGCCGGTCGTGGACTGGTGGGACGAGGCCGAAAAGGGTCTCGCTGGCGCCAGCGGTGCGAGCACCCAGAATCCTTGGGAGGCGCGCATCGGTGCAACCATCCTGACGTGGTTCGAGCAGTTCCGGGCTCGGGTGATGGTCGTCGCGACGATCAACCGCGTGGACCAGTTGCCCCCGGAGATGATGAACCGGTTCCAGCGGACGTACTTCGTGGACCTGCCCGACGAAGATGAGTTGGTGGAGATTTTCACCATCCATCTCGCCGCGCGGAACATCAAGCTGGACGCTGAGAAAATCCGGCGGCTGGCCATCAAGACTCACGGCTACAACGGCCGCGAGATTCGCAACATCGTTCAGGCAGCGATGCAGGCAGCATTCTCGGCTAGCGAGAAGTCAGTGTCGTTCGAGCGGCTGGCCGAGGCGATTGAGGCGATCACGCCTCTGTCAGTCTCACGGGCGAGTGATGTGGAGGCCATTCGCAAGTGGGCGAAGGACCACAAAATCCGACCAGCGGGAAAAAGCTCCAGCGCTGAGACGGCGACCGGAAGGAGGATCAAGTAATGACTGCCAACGTCAAGCACGACGAGCGGACGCACGAGACAATGGAGCGGCTGTTCACCGACGGCGTGCTGGTGAACCTGGACGTCGAGTTCTGGCGAGCCACGCGCGCCAACTCGGAGAAGGACCTGGGCGTGAAGCGTGCCGAGCTTCCCGAGTTCGTGGCAGGGCTCGGCACGAAGCGGTTGCTGCCGAAGGAAGACGTGCTGCGGTGGGGCCGCTATGCGGATCGTGCCCGGTACGAGATTGAGAAGGTCTCGTTCAAGTTCCCGGTCGGCGAGGGACAGTTCGTGCCGGCCGCGAAGATGGACGACCTGGTGAAGACGCTCGAAGAGATCAAGAAGGAGTTCGAGGGAGCGGTCGATGACTTCCTCCGCAACTACGAGGTGCGCCGGGAAGAGTATCTGAAGCGGTTCCCGGAACACCGCCGCCGGCTGGAGAAGCAGTACCCGGATCGTAAGCTCCTGTCCGGTAAATTCAGCTTTGAATACAGCCTGTATTCGATTACAATGCCGAAGGTGATCAAGAAGCAGCAAGCCGAGGATGCCGCCATCGCCAAGTACCAGGCGAAGCTCGACGAGCGGATGAACCGCTTCCTTGGAGAGGCGGTCTCGGCATTGCGCGGTCAGACGGTTGAGCTTTGCAACTCCATCGCGGAGCGGGTGAAGAACGGCTCTCTGGGTGAGGGCAGCCTGAACCGAATCCGCGAATTCGTCGGGAAGTTCAAGAGCCTCAACTTCGTGGGCGATTCTCAGGTCGAAGCGAAGCTGGAGGAACTGTCGCGGTCGCTGGCGACGGCCGAGACGTACCAGACTGACGCGGCAGCCGTGACGTCGCTCACGAACGCTCTGGAGTCGGTACGGAAGATTGCCTCGAACATCGGGGACGTGAACCTGATCACGGCAGCGTATTCGCGGAGGATCAAGTCGTGATCTACTCGATGTGGAATACGATCTACGTCGCAGTGCTTCGGCTTCAGTGCTGGAAGCTACGGAGGGATACCCGTCGTATGGTCCGACGGATGGCGGATGGACTCCATATCTCTGAGGGTGAGATGTGGCGAATCATTCAGCAGGGGGATTGGTCATGAAGGTGCGCAAGGAAATTTCCGTTCCGGACTTCAGAGAGTACGCGAAGGCGTTTCGCGACTCTGATCATTGGCTCCCCGAGATGACGGATGAAGTCTTGGAGTCAGTGACGCACGTTGTCGATGCTTACATCGAGGAAGCCCAGACGTACGAGGACACGGAGTCGAAGATCATTGTTCTGCTCTCGGATGGACGGTTCGGTGTTTTCATGGAGTGGTCGGACACGTCTGGTCATGGCTGACAGTGCGGTGCTTCGTGGGACGTGTATCCCACGCTAGAGGAAGCAGAGAAAGGGGTAGGCAAATGAGCCACATCGTCAAGGGAAATTCCCAGATCACGGACATCGACGTGCTTCGCGTCGCGCTCCAGAACATGGGGCTGACGCTCAAGGTCGGTGGGAAGCCTCGGTACTACTACACCGACGCGAAGATGTACAACGACGAGGCGCCCGAGTGCGACTACGTCGTGTCGCTTCCCGGCAAGTACGACCTGGGTCTGAAGCGCAACGACCAGACGCAGTCGTATGACTTCGTCTGCGACTCGGAGCTTCTGAGCGGGAGCTTCGGCCGCGACTCGGAGGGTCGCAAGATTCTCGGGGAGAATGCGTCGAAGCTCATGAACGAGTACGTCTGGGCGGCGGCGCAGCAGGAGGCCGGCATCAACAACTTCGTGGCCAGCCGAGAGATGGACGGCGACGAGCAGGTGATCTACCTGCAACGGTACTGAGATGGGCACGCCGTTCAACGGCATCCAGGGGCTTGAAGGCGTCCAACGGCCGCACGGCCGGTACATCCTTTCATCGGCCGTGCTGTCGTCGGACGGGACGTACTCGTTCCGTCGGGTCGGGCTCTCCGAAGCCATGCAGTGGTTGGCGAAGGGTCCGGCTGAATCTGGTATCGGGTACGAGACCACGGCAGCAGCGTTCGAGATGCTGTTCTCGTTCAAGCCGAAGGTGCAGCGTGTGCAGTTCTGGTTCCAGCCTGGTGATGAAGGGCTCGTGTTCCGTCTGAAGTTCCGGGCCACGGACCCGGAGTTCAAGAAGTCGTTCACTCCAGAATTCGTGAAACGAAACTCTGAGATCGCTATACTGAAGAGGGAGGTGTGACATGGAGCGCATCGTCATCCGTTCGAAGGGTGGGAAGTTCACGGTGAAGACGGAGGGCTTCTCTGGTCCGGCGTGCGCCGAGGCGACCAAGGGGCTCGAACGGCTCCTGGGCGTGAAGGTCTCGGATGCGCCGACGCCCGAGATGTACCAGACGTCCGAGCAGTCTGAGTACCAGAGCACGTAGCCATGTGGTGGCGGATAGTGCTCTGGTCCGTGTGCTACGTGTCTCTGGTTTACGTGTTCTTCCTCGCGATGAAAGGCGCGGGGTTGATTCACTAAAAATTTCCTGCTGGAGGGAAACATGAAGACCATCGTGATCCGGTCGGGAGGTGGAAGGGTCGAGACCCTGTACACCGAAGAGGTGGACCTGAAGCGGATCATCGGACCAACGCTGGCCGTCGAGCGGGCCAGCAACGTCGAGTACGACAACGACGAGCAAGGCTGGAGGGTGTTGTGGCCGAACAACACCATCATGCTCGATGAGGTGTACCCGAGCCGTGAGGCCGCACTGGCGGCGGAGGTGGAATACCTTCAGGCTCGGACTGCAAGGGGGTGGTCCGCGTGAGCAACTACTACGAAGACTACGACAGTGAGATGGCCGAGGCGTTCAAGAGAGGGGTCGGGATGCGGAGGCTGTCTCTGTCGATGCGGCTGTTGCGCCGGGCTCTGCGGGTCCTGGAGACCTATGGGCTCGCGCCGGCTCTGGTTCGAGAGGGCAAGAAGCTTCTGAAGGGCGCAGAGAGGCAGGGTTCACATGAAGGTCGTTTGCGCATGGTGCGACAAGGACCAGGGGGAGAAGGAACCTCTGGATGATCCGACGGTGACGCACGGCATCTGTGATCCGTGTGCCGAGCGAGTCGCCGAAGACGAAGGTTTCCTCGACGAGCTTCGGCGCGTACGGTTCGAGACGGAGCTTTTCGACGTCATGAAGAGCATGGGCGCCAAGGAGATCGCTCTCCCTGTGTGACCTATTTTCGGAATCAAGTGCTAGAGCCGACGAGCGCTCCACCGAATCTTGTGGAACGCTCGTCGAGACTCCCCAGGATGTTGTGGAAAAGCCTATCGGATGTCTCTTCAACGCGACATCCGATAGGAAGGCTAGAACCCGCATAAACATTGGGCCAAAACCTAGCAGATGGATGTGCTAGAATCAGGTGAGCGATGCACTTCTCATACGCGGTAGCTAAGAAGCCGAACGGCCCGTACCGGGAGATCAGCGTCGCTTTCCGTCCCTTCCCGAGCAATACCGCCATCCCGAACAAAGCTCTACGGGCTCATCTGCACCGTCCTCCGTGGGGGTGTGTTCGGCTCCAGGATGACGACGTCCCGGCCATTGAGTTCCCAGGCGTCCTCTGGGAGCCCGGCAGCGCTGGCCGTAGGGCTGTGCTCGCTGCATTCGAGTGCCCGAGGCATGGGACTCCAGGGCATCTCCGCCACAAGATGGTCGGGGCCTACATCTCGGCCTTTACGAAATCGGACCCGACCGACTTTACTTTCTGGTGCGAGGCGTCCGTTCCTGTCGAGGCTGTCCAGACCGCGCTTGAGAACCTGGGCCGGGCGATCCTGGAGCAGGCCGGCGGCTACATCACCGGAGGCTACGCCGTCGTCCCTGTCGGCATCGTCGGCCAGAGAATTCCCGCTGGAGGAAAACAGACGATTGCTCGACGGATCAAAGCGTGATACAGTTCGTTCCTATGGCCGGTGGGTCGAAAAACTCATGGGTCGCATTTGTGCGGCACCTTTTTAGACAAGTGACCACCGGCCTTTTTTCTACGCGATGAAAGGCCGCAAGCGGCAACTCGGTGATGTCCAGGAGCGGCGCAAGAAAGCTCTGGGTCGGTTGAAGGCCAAGCTTGCTCGCGGCACTGACGCGTCTGGCCAGCCGTTCTCTCGGGTTGAGTACGAGAGGATCACGTACGAGATGGCCGCGCTTCAGAAGAAGCTAGGAATCTTCTCCACCTGATCACCTGGACGCAGTTCGCTTTCCCTGCTCTCCGTTGCCGCAACTGCGGACTCTGGCAGGAGTGCGACGCGCGCGGCGGCAACTACAAGATCGGAAGCTCGGGTCCTGAGAGCCCGTCCATCGTCCTCGTTGGTCAATCCCCCGGCGCTGAGGAAGAAAGATTAGACGCGAACTTCGTAGGTCCAGCAGGCAAGATGCTCGACGGCTGCATCATCGAGGCCGGACTCGACCGCGCTGACCTGTGGATTTCGAACGCCATCCGTTGTCGTCCCGCGAAGCTCGTCATGACTCCGCGTGGAGAGGTGTGGAAGAACCGAGTCCCGACCGAGCACGAGATTGATTGCTGCCACGGCTATCTTGATGAGGAACTGAAGGCACTCCGTCCGAAGGTGATCGTTTGCATGGGCGCTGAGGCCGCGATGACTGTCTTCAGCGGCCGGCTACCCGGTGGAGTCCTAGAGAACCAGGGCAAGGTCCAGTGGAGCGACGTCTACAACTGCTGGATCATCACGACCGTTCATCCGAGCTATCTGTTGCACAAGCCTGGTGACCGTGAGCTTCTGGTGTGGGACCTAGCGAAGGCAGCACGGTGGGCCGTGCGCCCGCAGATTCCCGAGCCTGTCAGCTATCAGTCCATCGAGTCGGTCGAGCAGATGCGTGAGCTTGTCGAGTACCTGCTCAACTCCACGGAGATCGCGTTCGATTGGGAGACGAATGGTATTCATCCGAAGAAGTCCATCGGCATCTGCTGTTCGTTCTCGTGCAAGGAGCGAGAGTCCTACGTCGTTGCGCGATACGGTGCCGGCATGTCCGACATCTGGTCGCATCGAGAGCTTCAGGAAATCGACGGCTGTCTGCGAGAAATCTTCTTGTCGGACGTTCCCAAATTGGGCTCGAACGTACCCTTCGACGTCACAATCTCTCAGACGACTCTCGACGTCATTACGCGTAACGTATCGTTCGACTGCGCGAACGCGATGCACTGCATCAACAATCACCTCGGTCAGCGGGGCACCAGCCTCAAGCTCATGGCGGACTTGTTCACGGACATGGGCCGCTACGATGATCCGATGGACAAGTGGCTCATCCAAAACCACTACGTCACTGACGACGGCAAGCCGGACATGGGCAAGCTTTGGCTCGCGCCGAACGAACTGGTCTGGTATTACAACTGTTGTGATAGTGACGCGACGATCCGTGTTGCCCACGTCCTCGCGCCGAAGCTCGTCGAGGAAGGTGTCGATGGTGTCTTCCGCAACGAGCGCTTGCCTCTTGCACTGGAGCATCGAGCTATCGACCGGATCGGCGTCCGCATCAACGTTTCATACGCTCAGAACCTTGCCGGTCAACTGACTGATGCGCTCGCTGCCGCTCAAAACCGTGTCGTCGAGGTAGTCGGCGAAGAGATCATCAACCGTGTCAAGGGCAAGTCTGACTTCAACCTGAACAGCTATCCGCAGGTCGGCAAGCTTCTGTTCGAAGAGATGGGCGTACCGATCCTTGGCTACACGGAGTCCGGCAATCCCTCGACGCGGGAAGAGTATCTGCTTCCGCTCAGGGACCTGCACGAGATCGTCCCGACACTGCTCATGCACCGTGCGTACACGAAGCTGAAGGGCTACGTGGACGGAACGAAGGGCGACAAGGGAATCCTCGCCGTCGTGGACGAGGACGGCTACGCTCGGACGAACACGATCATCCCGGCGACGGAGACGTTTCGCTTGGTGACGCGCCGTCCATTCGCGCTCTACACTTGGCCAAAGACTGCACCTGGAATGCCATCGGTCCGGGCCATGATCATCCCGCGCGACGGCTACAAGATGGTTGCCCGCGATTACATCCAGCAGGAATTCGTCATCCAGGCGTGCGCCGCCGGGCAGGAAGACTTGATCGAAGCCATGCTCGTCCGCCGTGAGGACATCCACGAGCGTGTCATGGCGGACTTGTTCCACAAAGTGAAGGCCGACTACTTCGACGCGCAAGGCAATCCGTTCTCCGTGGACCTGGGCCGCGAGTACAAGGTGCTCCGTTCCAAGACGAAGTCGTTGAACTTCAAAATCCTGTTCCGTGGCGGTGCTGAAAGCCTCGCGAAGTCTTTGAGCATCGACAAGTCTGAGGCGCAGAATTACATCGACGCGTACGGGGAACGCTACGACAAAATCCGTTGGTGGCAGTATCAGAAGATCAAAGAGGTGCGCGAGACTGGCCGAAGCCTGGGTCTGTTCACCACGTACAGGAAGCTCTGGGCGATCTACAGCTACGACAAGTGGCAGCGCTTCGAAGCCGAGCGTCAGGCGTGCAACTTCCCGATTCAGAATGGCGGCGCCCACGTCCTCGCACGTGCTCTGCTCCGGATCATTCGGTGGATTCGCGACCACAACTATCCGGCTCGTGTGCTCTTCGCGATGCACGACCAAATCCTGACCGAGTGCCGTGAGGACTTGGCTGAGGAATGGGACGCGAAGCTCGGGGAACTGATGGAAGAGCCGCAGCCTGAGCTAGGTGGTCGGTCACCAAGGACGGACTCGGAAATCTCAGACTGTTGGGCAGGATGATTTCCCGTCAGCAGGAAACTGATCTTTCAGGACTTGACGTTTTTTCTAAGAGGGAGTACAACTAAGGGCATGTCCGAACCGACCCGAGTCGAGTTGGGCGACAAGCCGGTCAGCATCGAGCGCTCGTTTGCTCGCATCGACATGGACAACCTCGTTGAGGAAGTCAGCGAAGGGAACAGTGAGGCCGTCTGGTGGGGCATCCTACACGCTCGCGCTGAGGCTGAAGCGTCCAGAGCCAAGACGCGCATCGACGTTGTGAAGGCTGAAGCCGCGAAGAAAGCTCGTTCAGACAAGGTGACTCGCGGCCGTGACTTCACAGTTGACGTGATCAAGGATGAAGTCACTCTCGACCCGGCCGTACGTGAAGCTGTCGAGGATCACATCAAGGCTCAGGAGAGGGCGGACATTCTTCGTGCTGCGAGGGACGGTGCCGTCGGCAAGGCACGGACGCTTGAAAAGCTTTCAACGCTGGTCGCTGAGGAGCATGGGGCTTCTCGGCCGCCGATCCTCAAAAACCGCACCATCACAAAGAGGCCAGTGGAATGAACCCAGGCGACGGCTTTATCATCTTCAGCGGAGGCGGCGGTCGTCCGAAAATCTGGAATCCGCCTATCGCTGACCCGGAGCAGTTCCCTCGTCATGCGGCGATTTCGGATGACGAGTGCATCGAGCGCATCGCGCAGATCGAGCGGCTTCTGGAGCGCTCGAAGGAGTTGCGCGACAAGGTCATCGAGATTCAGGAGGAAATCAACATCATCTCGGCTGACATGGACGCGCAGAAAGCTCGTCTCTTCCCACGGCTCCGCAAGAAGAACGAGAAGGTCTGCGAGGGATACGGGTACGGCTGGCGGAAGTGGAACGAGCGCTACTACGTCGTCGGATGGGATGAGGAAACCATCGCCAAGTTCAACCAGCCTGGCGGTGAGCAACCAGGGCACACTCACGAACCGGAGGGAGACGAGTAATGGCAGAGCCACAGTACAAGAAGGTAGACCCGACAGTCTTCAAAAGAAACATGGAAGCGTCTCGGAACCGGAAGTTCGGCGGAGACTTCTGGAAGCCGCAGGCCGGCAAGACGGGTCAGCCTATCAAGAACGTTATCCGCATTCTGCCGCCGCACACGAACATGGGGGACGTGTTTGTCGAGACGAAAGTCCACTTCAGCCTCGGCCCGCAGGAAGACACGTTCATCCGGTGCATCGACGATGACACGTGTCCGGCGTGCATCTACGTGAACAAGCTCTTCAGGGAAGCGAGGCAGCAGGAGAAGCCCGAAGACGCCAAAGCCCTGAAGGAGAAGGCCAAGTCGAAGATGGCGAAGTTCAACTTCTATGCGAACATCGTTGACATGCAGCATCCCGAGTCCGGCGTGCAGACCTGGGCGTTCGGACCCGACATCGAGAAGAACCTCCGGGAATGCTTCAACGATGATGAGCAGGAGTTCCGGGACATCTCTGACCCGCGTACCGGTCGTGACGTCATCTTCCTCGTGGACAAGAAGCCTCAGACCGACTACAACCAGTACACCGGGTGGCGTGCGAAAGAGAACCAGTCTGAACTGAAGGACCCGTCGTGGCTGAACGACATCCGTGATCTGACGGAGTACGAGAAGAAGCCGACGGTCGAGGAAGTCGAGGCTGCGCTCAGCGGCAAGAAGCCGGAGCAGCAGGCCAAGCCACAGAAGCAGTCCGAGACGAACGCGGCTGCAAAAGCTCCAGCCACGCCGCCGAAGGGCCGCACCATCACGCCGCCGAAGGCTGACACGCCGAAGCCTGAGCCTCAGTCTGAGGTGACGGGGAAGCGGGTCGTGAGGAAGACCGAGGACCCATATGCGGCAGCCAAGAAGATCGCGGCCGATGCCGGGTTCACTCCAGTGCTCATCACGCCGGACGACGTGAAGGGCGTCGAGGGTCCCGACTGCTACTCGGTCAGATTCATCGCGGCCGGTGACGAGTTCTACAAGGACCCTCAGATCGCGGACCCGACCGACTCGAACTGCCAGAAGTGTCGGTTGTTCTTGTCGTGTCTGTCGGCGAAGCTCGCGGTGATGTAGGAGATGACCCGCATCATCGAGAAGAAACCAGTGGAGACCGCGCCGGAACAGGCGAAGGAGACTGTCGAAACTAAGAAAATCCTCGACAGTCTCATCGCCTCTGTGCGCAAGGAGTTCGGCCCGGACTCCATCCATCGCTTGTCTGAAGTCGAGCCCGTCAACGAACGGTTGCCGCTTGGCATCAAGCCGCTTGACGACATGCTCGGCGGCGGCTTACCGCTCGCTCGTCTCATTCAGGTCCAAGGCGGTGAGTCAGTCGGAAAGTCCACGTTCGTCAACTTCGTGGCCGCAGCCGCGCAGCGCGCAAAGCACTACGTTCACTTCGAGGACGGCGAGATGTCCGAGGATCGTGACCGCGCTGAAGACATCGGTGTAAACCCGGAGCTTCTGACCTACAGTGAACCTGAGACGTTGGAGGATTCGTTCGCACATCTCGCTCACATCCGGGATCGTTACATCGAAAAGGAAGCTTCCGCGCTCTTGATGCTCGATTCCGTTGCCGCTCTGCCGACTCAGTCGGACTTGGCTGCTGAGTTCGACGCGGAAGCTCACCGCGCGGCTCGTGCCCGGTTCCTCGCTGCGAAGCTCGGCAAGCTTGTGCGGCCTATCGCCGGCACGCGTATCGGCATGATCTTCGTGAACCAGTTGCGGGAGAAGGCGAACGCGGCACCATTCCAGAAGCCGACGTATGCGCCTGGTGGCCGTGCTCTTCGGCATTGGTGCCATCTCACTTTGGAGTTGACGAGGATCGGGCAGTTGAAGGAACATGGAGAGGTGGTAGGCATTCGGACGCGCATCAAAGTCGAGAAGTCGAAGCTCCAGGGCATCAAGCCGACGTCAACGGCGTACGTGAAAATCTACTTCGACGGTCGGATAGTCGAGGACGAGAAAGGCGGAAACGACGATGACTAAGTTACTTGCCTGTCTTGGTGGCTTGGTTGCTCTGGTCACTCTTCTAGCGGTTACCGTGGCGGTCAACGGTTACGTCCTCATGACTCTGTGGGGATGGTTCGTCGTGCCGATATTCCGCCTGCCCACACTTCGTCTTGTTGATGCAGTAGGGCTCACGAGCGTGATTGGATTTCTGATGTACAACCGATCCAACTACAAGAAGCTGTCGGGCAAGGACTCGGCTATTGAGATTCTGAACCTGTTAATCACCCGTCCCGTCTTGTCGTTGTTCTTTGGGTGGCTCATCCATCGTTGGATGTGAAAGGAGAAAGAGATGAAGATTAGTCATGCGGTCAAGCAAGTAGGAGGATTCCTCGCGTTCCTGTTCATCGCTGTGGCCATGTTCGGGCTCGGTGCCTTCGCCGGTCAGGACTCGGTCAGACAGCAGCAGGTCACTCAGGACATCCGAGAGTCGCGCATCCTGGACTGGATCGTCGAGCGCAACCCGCAGGCGACCATCAAGGACTTCAGCGGCTTTCCTCGGACATTGCTCCAGGAGAGCGAGAAGTCAGGCATCGACTACCGCATCGTGCTCGCTCTCATCGACAAGGAGTCGCAGTTCCATCCCGGCGCCATCGGTCAGTCGGGAGAGATCGGGCTCATGCAGGTCATGCCAGCGACGGCTGAGATCGTCGCGAAAAACCTCGGCATCAGATTCGAGCCGCCGGTCAAGAACCATACGGGCAGGTATACGAGCCTCGGCACGCTCGGGAACCCAAAGCAGAACGTTCGCATCGGCGTCTCGTTTTTGAGAGACCAGGTGGAGAAGTTCGGCGCCGGCCCCACCGCGCTCCGCGCCTACAACCGGGGCGACACGAACGCGAAGCAGCAGCGGCCGGGGGATCGGTACGCGGAGGACATCGGACTCCGACTCGTGTCGCTCGTTCAGAAGTTCCCGAGGTAGTGTGAGCCCAGAAGCGTTCCGCATGGAAGCGTTCTTCTTCTGGACCGTCATCGTGCTGTTGTTTGCACTGGCCGCCGACTTAGTGGCTTTGGCTTGGCTCGTGCTGTTGAAAGAGCCGACCGGCCGGTTCCTGTGCCGTCGAGGCTGGCATCGTTGGCGAGCCGGCGGCAAGTATGGAGGCGACAAGTACGCTCACGGTTGCGGGCAAGACGGCTACGACTACCGCGTGAAATGGTGGGCGTGCCGACGTTCGGATTGCTATGCGCAGAAGGTTGCCAAGAAGCATGAACGGCTCGGCCCGAGCTACGGTTTGTGATGGCCGAGCATAAGGCCGTTTGGCTCAATGGACAACCTATACTAGTCTGTGACGGCCATTTTGCGAACAACATTCAAGAACCTATGGAATCACACATCGAAGACTTCACGATGTCCTGCGACCGCTGTGGGGGCGACGTTCGAATCAGTCTGAGGGTGGAAAACATTCTGTGACCACGTACATCACCGTCTGCAAGAACACAGTCCGCCAGAACATCGGCAAGCCACGTTCGCAGCAGACACCTCCAATTCGGATCAGTCGAGGGAAGTACGGCAAGCCGAAGCGTGTTTGGGCGTTCCATGCTGTCGGAGAGGTAAAAGTTGTTTACGATGACCAGCACCCGTTGCCGTGGGGGGCTCGGGTCTGGGTGGAGTTCGAGTCGTGAACGCTCTCATCATTTCGGACCTGCACGCGCACGCATGGACGCGGTTCGCGACGACGCTGCCGGACGGTACGAACAGCCGGTTCAAGCACCTGCTCGACGTTCTTGACCAGGTCTCTAAGTACATCCTGGACTACCGCCCGCAGAGCCTTATCGTCCTCGGCGACGTGACCCACCGCCGATACTTCGTGAACTTCGCCGTCTACAACAAGCTGATGGCGAAGCTCGTGAACCTCGAAGGAAAGGTTCCAGGCAGCGCGTATATGCTCGTCGGGAATCACGACTACGAGTCAGTCGGCGTTCACAGCCTGGACCCATACCGGTACGCCGGTTGGGTCGTCATCGACAAGCCGACCTGGACGCAGTACGGCTTCTTCGTGCCGTGGATGCCGGGGGATGAAGTGCCTGATGCGGTGAAAGACCCCGGATTCTCCGCAGAAGATGCGGAGAATATCTTCCTCCACTATGCGCTCGACGGCACGCCGCTTGACAACGAATTCTCTCTACCGTCCACGCTCAAGCTGGAATCGTTGAGCGAGTTCCAGAGGGTGATTCTAGGCCACGTCCACACGCCGAGTCAGACAACGGACGGCCGCGTCACGTATGTCGGCGCTCCGCTGCACTTCGACTTCGGAGACGCTGGCGACCGATTCTGTTGGTTGTTTGATGAGGACTCGAACCTGACGCCGTTGAAGCTCGACGCGCCGAAGTTCATCACGACGAAGTATCCGAAGGTCCCGGCGCCGAGCGAGGCAGGGTTTCTTCGTGTGCTCAACGTGTCGAGAGACCGGCTGGTAGACGTGCGCGAGCGAGCCGTGAAGCTCGGGTGGCTCGACTGTACTACCGTCGAGGCCGAAGTGCCAACGGAAGCCGTCGCGGCGCTCACGGCCGGCGTGATGCTCGACGCGGACATCATGCAGAGCTACGTGGATCGAAAGTACCCTGATCTGGACGAAGGTGGGCGAGCAGCGATTCTGAAGTTCGGGCTCGATTGTCTGAGGACCAAGACGTGAAGACTTTTCATGCCACTTCCTACAAGAGCGAGAAGGAGTTCGAGAAGGACGTTCGGAAGTATCTGGTCCATGAACGGAAGCGACTGAAGCTCTCCCAGACTGACGTTGCCAAGAAGCTCGGGAAGGACTTCACGTGGGTATCGCACTTCGAGCGCGGCAAGATCAGGCTTCGCATGGACACCTTCGTGGCCTACGTCAATGCGCTCGGTCTCGAAGTGCAAATCGACTATGCTTCATGAGTATTTCCTCTGGTGGGAAAATCTTGAGGACCTGAAAATTAGTCTCCTGGGCTTCGGTCTTTTCATGTTAGGCTTGCTCGTGGGGTGGGAGGCACGCCGACTGTGGAAATGACCTGCAAGTGCGATGAGGGCTTCATGTACGAGGGACGATTCCATAACCTTCGAAAGATTCGGATTGATGCACAGCACGACTGTGAGTACATCAAGAACCGGAACAAGCTCATCCCGCTCGCTGAGGCCGAGGCGAACAAACACGTTGGTCCGGGAGATCGTCGCTTCGGTGATGGTCTGCGAACCTGGACTCGTGTATTCCTTGAAGAGATGGACCGACTCTGGGCGATTGCCTCGAAGTTCGAAGTCTTGACCATTCGAGACGGGCGGCCGATGGAAGGGAGGTTCTTATGTCAGAGCTAGAGAAAGACTCCAATAAGGCGACTAGCAACGAGATGTGTTTTCATTCTGAGTGGAACGACATTGAGGTGAGGGAGATTGAGGCGATACATCCATATCATCCTACGATGAACAGGGTGATCGGCCGTGTGTATATTCAGAGATGTGCCAAGTGCAAGATCATCAGGCACGAAAAGGTTATGGTGTGAAGTTCCTACGTCTTACGATTGAGTCCTTCGGTCCGCTCAAGTACGGACCGGTGACTCTTCCGCTCGACGGTCAGGGGCTCGTGCTCATCGAAGGAGAAAATTGGGACACGGCCTCAGCGGACAGCAACGGTGCCGGAAAGTCGATGCTCTTCGAGGCGATTCCTTGGGCGCTCTGGGGCAAGATGCCACGCTATGGTGATAAGGTTCTCGGCGACCAGGCGTGCCATCCGAAGGACGGCGCGTGTGTTGACGTCGAGTTCGAGATTGACGGCGGGCGGTTCTGTGTTCAGCGTCGGAAGGAGCCTGGTCACTCTGCGGAAGTAGATTTTTATGTTTGGCACAGAGAGGGAAGCGGTCAGGCCGGTTGGGTGTCCGTCGAAGGCACCGCGCTTCATACACCTGACGCCGATCCGTCGAGCTTGCTCGGCTTCACGTACGACACATTCCGCTCGGCTCTGTTCCTCCAGGCCGCCGGCTTCAAGGTGACGACTGGAGGCTTCGCGGCGCAGATGCGGCTGCTCGAAGAGGTGCTGCGGTTCGACGTGTTGTCGGAGGCCGGGGAGACAGCGAAGCAGAGAGGCGCCGAGTCGTTGGTTGCGCTCACGGCCACGGAGGGCAGGCTTAATTCCCTCCAGCGGGAAATACAGGCTCACGACCAGGAGATCGCGACACTCGACGCGCTCGATGAGTCGGCTGAGGAAGAGCGCCTGCAACAAGAGATCGCACATCTTGAGTCTGGTCGTCGGAGTGGTGTCGAGTGGGGCTTGGGCGAAGCTCGTAAGGACTACGAGAAGACGGTGCTCACCTATTCACAGGCTCGGGCGGAATTGCAGTCGGCGACAGCGGACATTGAGAAGTACCGTGGGCTCAACGGCAAGTCTCAATGCCCTACATGCCTTCAGTCTCTTGAAGAACAGTATGTTCGCCCGATGCTTGCCGGCGCCGAGGAAGATTTGCTGTATGCCCAGAAGGAAGTGACCAAGGCGAAGTCCAAGATGGATTCGGCGAAGGAAATTGTCTCGAAATGGGAAGTTGACCAGGCTGAGCAACATAGCGTTCTGATGCAATTATCGGCGGACCGTGTGGCGCTCAACTCTTTGCTCGCGCGCAAGGTCACGCTTCAGGCACAGTACGAACGAGTTCGTCGGCTTCGTGCTGTGAAGGCAAGTGAGGCCGAGACGATCAAGCAAGTTGTCGTCAAGCAGAAGTGGGACCTGGACACTGCGTCGTTCTGGTCGAAAGCGTTCACGTCCGGGGACGGGCTCAAGGCGGAAATTCTCGGCTCGGCTGCGCCTGTGCTCAACGCCGCTGCGCATCGGTACAGCGAGCTTTTGACGGACGATAATATCCGCGTCGAGTTCAACGCGCTGCGAGGAAAGAAGACTGAAGACCTGATCCGGCTGTCTGGTTCAGGCTCGCCGAGGTACGAAGGGCTCAGCAGCGGTGAGAAACGCCGTGTAGACCTGATCGTCGCGCTGAGCCTTCGGTCGCTAGCCCGTTGGCGTCTGTCCCGGCCGGTGAACATCAGCTTGGCGGACGAAATCTTCGATGCGCTCGACGAGACCGGCTTGCAGCGCGTATCGGCGGTTATCCAGCAAGACACGGACGAGTTGAGCAGCATGTTCCTCGTGACACACAACCCGCAGATGAAGTCGATGTTCCCTGGTGCGAAGACCTGGCGCGTTGTCAGGAAGGGCGGAACGTCGAAGGTGTACGTTGACTGATTTTCTCAAGATAGGTAGCAGATACAAAGTGGACCTTGACGACTGCTGTGTACACGCGGAGTTTGAGGCTGTCTTGGTGTCGGCTGAGTTCGACGAGAATGAATGGAGTTTGACATGGGACAACGGCGTTAAAACTCGTTCGTTTCCCGTGAATCCTGAAACTATGTACAAGGAAGTTTCGTGAAAGGCTGGCAGATCGCGCTCGTGTATTTCATCGTGCTCGTGCTCTTCGGCCTCATGCAATGGTGGGCGCACTCGCGCATTCCGTGCATCGACTTCTGGACGCGCTACTGCCCGTAGCCATGCTGACCAACTTCCAAAAGTACAAAGCTGCCCATATCGCATGGCGGCGCGCGTTCAGGAGACTGGCGCGAGAGAACAGGCGTTTGAGTCGATTCGTCGCAGCCGAGGCAACAGCCGCCAAGCGTAATGACTGGTTGTTTGCGCGTATGAAGGAAATTGACCGAGAGAAGTGCCGGCGATGGCTTGCTCGGATCAACCGAAAGAGGTACGAGCCACTAGACGCATTCGCGGAAGGACTGACCGGCTGACATGACTGACCGGCTCATCCGTGATCCGAACCGAAAGTGGAGGCTCTTGGGCTCGAAGCCGATCAAGCCGATCACGTGGCGTACGAGTGAGAAGGGGAACAAGTGGTTCAAGTTCAAGCACTGGCACGTCGTCGTGTTCCCGGTTGTCCAGGAGCACCCTTATGGTAAGCTCGTGTGGCATGTGCGCATTTCGAAGGATACCGACGTCAACAAGTGGGACGCGATAGCGAAACAGTTCGATGGTGAAGAAGTAGCGATGGCCTGGGCGCTCCAGCAGGTCGGACTCGTGAAGTCTCTTGATGGTACTCTTGTCGAAGACCCTGTTCCGGCACCTGACCTGCCCGAAGTGAGCGGTCGGAGGATCAAGACATGATCTATGTAGGAATCGACCCAGGTTTTCAAGGCGCCATAGCGGTATTGACAGTGACAGAGACCCGAGAGTGTACTGTTTACGACACCCCAATTCTGGTCGTTGGCAACGGCAAGAAGGAGAAGCTGGAGTTCGACGTACCGGAGATGAACCGATTGCTCAACCCTATCTTGGCGTTCAACCAGCCGATACTAGCGGGCATCGAAGAAGTCGGTCCGCGCCCGATGGAAGGCGTCGTTTCAGTCTTTCGGTTCGGCACAGGCTATGGTCTATGGCTCGGCTTGTTAGCTGCGCACGGGATTCCACACGTGAAAGTCCATCCGGCCAAATGGAAGCGGGATGTGTTTGGTGGGAAAGGACGGGAGAAGGACGCGAGCATTGTCATGGCCGAAGCGTTGTTCCCACAGCACTCGTTCCGCACGCCTCGTGGTCGTCTTTTGGACGGTCGTGCGGAAGCACTCTTGATAGCTGATTATGTGCGCCGGATGCACATTCAGGGGAAGCTATGACGCCAGATCAGAGTAAATACATGAGGTTCGATCTGGCGTCGCCTTTGACGTTGGGAAAGAAGACTCACACGTGGTACATTCGAGCAAAGTCTGATGGTGCGATTCTCGGAAAAATCTCATGGTTTTCCCGTTGGCGGCAATACTGCTTCTTTCCAATGCCTGGTGCCGTGTTCAGTCGAGGTTGCCTCAACGACATAGAGACGTTTATCGTCGAGCAGATGGCTGCGAGGAAAAAGTGAAGCTATGACGCCAGATCAAGCAGTGGAAGTGCTCAAAGTCTTGCGCGACATCGACACAACGTTGTTTTGGTTGCTCGTCTTGTTTGTGGTTCGAATGTTCATTAAGGCATGATCATCGAGAACGTTCCGCTCCACGAAATCGCGAAGTGGCCCCGCAATCCAAAGGACCACGACATCGGGGCCATCACGCAGAGCTTCGAGCGATTCGGTTTCATCTCCCCGCTCATCGTGGACGAAGGTACGCACCGCCTCGTCGCCGGCCACGGCCGTCTCGACGCATTGCTTCAGCGACACTCTCGTGGTGAAGCTCCGCCTCGACACGTTGACATGCGCTCAGACGGAGAGTGGCTGGTTCCGGTTGTTCGAGGCATCACGTTCCCGAACGAGTCCGAGGCGATGGCGTACCTTGTCGCAGACAACCAGATGACCATGCTCGGCGGGTGGAATGATCAGGACTTGGCTGAAATGCTTACGAAGCTCCCGAGCCTCGAAGGTGTAGGATTCGACGCCGATGATCTGGACGACTTGATGAAGCGTCTGGGCGGCGGAGTCGTTGAAGGCACGGAGCCAACCACAGGCTCGTCGATTCGTCAGGTGACGTGTCCTGAGTGTGGTAACGTGTTCATCCTTGGCGAGCAATGAAGCGCGTCGTTCGAATTCACTGTATGAATTGTTCGTGGGGGGCTAATCGCGGCGGCAAGGATTCGTTGAGCACTTTGCTCAAGCTCGCCAAAGTACATGAAGGTCTCGGTCCGCATCATCGAGTTTCGGTCGGTCTCGGTTGGAGAAAGTGACCGTGTTTGACAGATTTCTCTTTACGGGCGTAAAATTCTGCCAATGGGAAAACGCCGTCGTCGTAAGAGCCCACGGTCGAAAAGCCTGCCACGATGCTATCGTTGCGGAGGGGTCCGCCGCGCCGAAGTCGCAGCGGTCATCTGCACGGCATGTGGCGAGTTCACTTATCTCGACCGTGCTCCGTATTGGGCGATCAGCTTGCAGCAGAAAATCGACTTCCAACTCCAGCCTGCCAGTGCGGAGTGCAGAAGCGGCCTCGGCGAGCCGACTCCCTGGTACGGTGGTATAGCAGGCGGCGGCGTTAGAGTCCTTCCACATCCATCAGCAGACGGCAATGAAGCAGTGCGAGGTGATAGGCATTGAAGGACAAAGAAGACGAGAAAAAGAAACCGAAGAAAGCTCAGTACACCGGCAAGGCCCGAAAGGCCGGACGTAACAGCGGGCCGGGCTGGAAGAAGCCAAGGCCGCGTCACAAGGACCCGTGGAATTTGCTTGACGGCTGGTGCAATCAGAATCTAATATCGGCTATGACGGTCAATCTTCGGGTCCGGCCGATGTGGGGGATGGAGTGATGGGCCAGCATAAGCTGCCGAAGGAGATGATGTTCGATCAAGCTCGCCGGTACGAAAGCGACCGGATCAAGGAGTTTCTGCACGCTCCTGACGAGATGTGGGCGAAGATCGAAAGCGCCATGAACGAGGTGAGAGTCCCTGTTCAGGGTCAAGAGGTGCAGCCGACCCCCAAGCAGTGTGCTCTGTTTTTCCTCGACTCTTTCACGAGACTGTTCGAGCAGGCCCGAGAGCTTGAGAAGAAAAAGAAGGAAGAGTCGGAGCATATGGTCTGGACGCCGGAGCAAGCCGCCGAGGCGAGTGAGCGCCTGCAAATTATCCGTGAGCAGGAGCGCCAGAGGCGCGAGTTCACGGGTAATCTGGTGATTCCCGGTGGCTAAGACCAGTCACTCCAAGATCACGCTCGCAGACTTGGAAGTAGCCCCAGGATTGCATGAATCGTGGCAACCCAAGACTAAGCAGACCGAGCTATTCGGCATCCAGGTCGTCGTGGACAAGAACCTCGATGACGCCGCGTTCACGTTCACAGGCAACAAGCTCGTCGTTTCTCAAGCTCGATTCGACGAGTTGAAGAAGCGCATCGCAGCCAAGGAGTTCGAGGATCGGAACAGTAAGCGAGCCGATCCAGCCATCAAGGAGTTCGTGAAGCGATTCTTCGGGCTTGCTGATGATCCAAACGTCATGCCGGCGCCGACGATGCCTGACCCGACTCCGTCGAATCGGATTCAGCGTCGGATCAAGACATGATGGACGATGTGTCGTTCGACGTGATAGACGATGTACCTGTGTCGAGCCTCAGTGCCACCAATGTCTTTCGAATGCCCGGTCGATTGCAGCTACGGGATGGTGAGGTGCCATTCAAGGTCAATACTCTCGTGCAGGCGATAACGTCGTCCCAAAGTGGTAACGTGCCTATAGGCCACGTGGTAGTAGGGTTGGAGTGTGGCTATTGCCTCCGGGCCTTGGAGCAGGGAGAATTTTGCCACTGCCAAGGTCAACGAATCGAAGGAAACACATTGGAGTCTCGCGTACGTCACGTCGATGCAAAGAAGGGCGGAGCCTATCCTAGCGTCGTTCGGCCACCGCAGCCACCGCGCAATCCGAGCCCACCGCCTCCACCGGTTCGGATTCCACTCCGTCCGCAGCTTCCGCCCGAGAGACCTTTCCGCCGGATCAAGACATGAACCTGCTCAAATCCTGGCGCGACCGACGTGCTAGGATTCAGAGGCAACGGAATTGTGCGCACGAGTTCGACCGGATCATGGTGCCCGACGATCCGCAATTTTACTTTGGGCAGGGTGACTATCATTACGAGTGGCAATGTCGGAACTGCGGGCTCCACAGAACGCAGCCTCCACCTCCTCCGCCTCCGCCATTGAATGTCTGGATCGAAAACGAAGGCGTAGACCTTCCTGTGAGCGTGCAGTCGGTAAGTTTCCAGGTGGATACGAGTTTCCAGGTGGTGGATACGGCCCACGCGCTCGGCTTCACTCAGGTCGCAGTGATTGGTGGCAGCAGGCCGAAACCGAAACCAAAGCCGAAGCCCATACCGCCTCCGCTGGTGCTCAAACCAGTGAGGCTCAGGAGGATCAAGACATGAGCGGTCATCGAGACGAGCAGCGCTTCCCGACCAACTTCGGTTCGGCCAGCACCAGCCGATCCAAGGCGTCGGCGCTCCTGTTCTATGGCCACAGTAAGGCCGCACGGCTCTCCAGGACCACCCGAGGGCTGCCGACGGACGTCCCTGGCACCCCAGGCACGAAGTCCTTCCAGGCTGGCAAGGAGCGGCCTACCCGAGCCCCGAAACGGGTCTGTCACTGGTGCCGTGGCAACCATAAGTCCAGGGCACACGCCAAGTCCTGCTAGCGGGAATTTGTGGTAGACTTGGCAACGATGAGCAGGCCCACGGTTTTGACGGATGAGCTTCAGGAGCTTATCGCCGAGCGCGTCGAGGTGACCGGCGATGTGATTGGCTCAGCCGTACAGTTCGGCTGCTCCGTCCAGTCTGTTTACCGATGGATGAAGCAAGGCTCTGGTGACGGTCCGGAGTGGTCGCAGCGATTCTTCCAGCGTATGCAGGAAGCTCGCGCCATTCATCGGAACAAGCTGTTGGAGAAGGAGATCGGCACCCGTGTCGAGATCAAGAAGAAAATCGTCAAGCTGCCCGACAACAGGACGCTTACGACTGTCGAAGAGAAAAAGGTTGAGGCTGACTCTGCGACTATCGACCGAGTCCTGAAGCGCGAGTACCCGAGCATCTACCCTGCTGCCACCCCTAGATCAGTCCAGGTCAACGTGCTGAACATTGACCGTCAGTTCGAGGCCATCAACGCCTCACCGTGGCAGGACCCACGAGAATTCCCGCTAGAGGAAACGACGGCTCTGCCGGCCGAAATAGTTGTTGACCGGAGACAGCAAATCATAGATGCTTTTATGCATGAAGGCCAAGACGCCGGTTCGTGATCACGTGTGCTGCTTCCCGGAGTATTCGGTCATCGACGGCAAGGCTGTCCCTGGTCCTGGCATTTGGCTCCAAGCGAGTAAACGTGTGATGGTCATGACACTCGCTGAGGCTCGCGATCTGCGCAGGTCCCTCAGCTACATGATCGGGCTGGTTTCGAAATTCCCGAAAGGGAAGTGAACCATGCTCAGAAAAATCTTCCAGCGTGGACTTGCCATCGCGCTGTACTGGATGGCAAGCAAAGTCGGTGGCGGCATCTGTTTCACGTGCGGCGAGAAGTACGTTGGACTCGCGCTTGACTGTCGCTGCACGAATTGGGGGAAGCCTCTATGAGTGAATATCTCAACTACAAGGTCAAGCACCCAGACTTCAAGTACATCTTCGCTATAGGTGCCGGCGGACATCCTGTCGTGATCTTCGGGCGAGATCATCGCAAGGACCCTACGCCCAAGCAGGTTAAGAAGTACGAGGCCAACAGGAAGATCGTTGAAGCGCACGGTGGATGTATGCGGGTGTCCTTATACTCGCTTGGCGAAGAAATCCCGGCCTTCGCGCAGGCTGACATTGACGCAATGATCGCAGCCGTCACACGAGACTTGCATGACTACGAAGTCGCGAATTCGTGGAACGGTCTCGGGCTCCACACATTCAGCGTCAGCATTCGCAAGAAAGTGGGGAAGTGATGGCGAAGACTCTGAACGACGAGTTCTGGTACGATATGGCTCAGGACTTCATCCGTCAGGCCGAGAAGGTGAAGTGCTCGCTCGGAGAATTCAAGGACGGCCTGGGCGAGATCATCAGAGCGTTCAAAGAGCGCCGCGACTTGGTCGAGGACGAACTGGACAACGAGGGGAACAAGTGATGGCTCTCATCTTCGTCGATTGCGAAGCGTACGGCGGCTGTCCGGCGACCGGTCAACTCACCGAGTTCGGCGCTGTTCACTACCCGAGCCGCAAGACGTTTTGGGGTCAGATCATCAGGTCGAGCCCTGATCCGAACAACCCGGCTGTGCCATTGCCTGGAGACAAACCGACGTTCGAGAAGGAGCGTCAGGTCTTCGAGGACTTCGAGCATTGGCTCATTTCCACCAGTGGGAAACGGGCCATCATGGTCAGCGACAACCCGGCGTACGACTTCATGTGGATCGCGGACGGCTTCTGGCGTACGCTTGGCCGCAACCCATTCGGTCACTCTGCGCGACGCATCTCGGACTTCTACGCCGGACTGCGCGGCGACTTCTACGAGACTCAGAAGTGGAAGCGCCTGCGCGTCACGCCACACGACCACAACCCGGTCAACGATGCGATGGGCAACCTCGAAGCGTTCGAACGCTTGCTGAAAGGGGAACGCTGATGAGTGAGCTTTCCGAAAACCCCAAGTTGGTTGCGGAAAGAGAAGGACTCGTCTGTGTTGAACCAGAAAAGAATGAACTTTTTCTGGATATTGATAATCCGGTGGATTTGGAACATTTTACCGCTATGGAAGCAGTATTGGAAAACAACGGGTTCTTCTTAAAGCACATAAAGACGACTGTAAGCAAAGGCGGCAACAAGCATGTGTACCTTCGTGTGCTTTCGGTTGACGAGCTTACGGACATCCAGAGGATCGCTCTTCAAGCGTGCCTTGGCTCTGATCGTAAGCGTGAGTTGCTTTCCATGCTTCGGGTCTTCTTCGAGACAGATCGAAGACCGACGGTATTTTTCGAGAAGAGAACTTCGTAATGCCTCACTGCGTGCCCAACAAGCGGCTGACCGAGATCATCGACATGATCAAGGACCATCAACGGGACGACGGCCCGCAGGCGGAAATGGTCCTCGAAGCTTGGGAGATCAAGGAGATCGTCACAGTTCTAGAAGAGCTTCAACGGTCTCGGGACTATCTCGGACGTACTGCCGGGTCAAAGAAGTTGTATGAGGCGGCCAAGGCGTTCACGAAGCGAACAGAAGTTGTGAGAGACACGTTACGCGCCGAAAATTTTACTGTGTATCCTGGAGAAACGATGGATCAGGCCATCGCAGCAGCGCGAAAAGCGCAAGCGAGGCTTGAAGACGCTGTCAAAGCCTACGAAGGGATATGGGAGGCGAGGAAATGAACGTCATCGCCGAACAGAACCGCAAGCCGATCAAGATGTGGACGGACGGCGTCGAGGTGGAGCACGAGGCGCTGAATCAGCTTCGCAACGTCGCCAGCCTGCCGTTCATCTTCAAGCACGTGGCTGTCATGCCGGATGTTCATTGGGGCATCGGCGCGACTGTGGGCTCTGTGATCCCGACGAAGGGCGCCATCATCCCGGCCGCTGTCGGTGTGGACATCGGCTGCGGCATGATAGCGGCTCGCACGCAGTTCACGGCGAACGACCTTCCGTCCGATCTGAAGCCTCTGCGCCGGCTCATCGAGAAGATGGTCCCTGTTGGTCGAGAAGGGCATGGTTCGTTCGTGCCAAAGCCTGTTCAGGAGGCGTGGAACATGGTGTTGGCCTCGGACTTCACGATCATTTCTCAGAAGCATCCGAAAGTCGCCAAGAACGCGAACCGGATCGTGGATCAACTCGGTTCGCTCGGCGGCGGCAACCACTTCATCGAGATTTGCCTGGACCAGGATCAGCGGGTCTGGATGATGCTCCATTCAGGCTCGCGCAACATCGGAAACGTGATCGGACACTACTTCATCACCTTGGCCCGTGAAGACATGCGCGTTCACTTCATCAACCTGCCGGACCAGGACTTGGCATACCTGTCGGAGGGCACGCAGCACTTCAACGACTACGTCCAGGCGGTCGGATGGGCTCAGAAGTACGCGTATGAGAACCGTGCGCTCATGCTCGAACGGATCGGCGTGGCGCTTGCGACGATTCTCGGTTACAAGGGGCTCGGCTTCGTCGAAGTCGTCGCGAACTGCCACCACAACTACGTGCGCCGAGAGAATCACTTCGGCGAGAACGTGCTCGTGACTCGCAAGGGCGCCGTCTCGGCTCGCGAGGGTGAAATGGGCATCATTCCGGGCTCGATGGGCACCCGCTCGTACATCGTGCGCGGCAAGGGCAACGTCGAGAGTTTCACATCGTGCAGCCACGGCGCCGGCCGACGGATGTCTCGTTCTGCCGCTCGGAAGCTCTTTACGAAGGAAGACCACGAGCGCGCTGTTGCCGGTGTGGAGTGCCGGACAGACGAAGGTGTGCTCGATGAGACGCCCGGCGCGTACAAGGACATCGACGCAGTGATCGCCGCGCAAGGTGACCTGATCGAAGTGGTGTACACGCTAAAACAGGTGTTATGCGTCAAGGGTTAGTCCGTGTAGAGCGGCCGTACAAAGGTGGCACACCTCGTTTTAGGTGGCAGCGTCCTGCTGGCGCGTGTTCGCCGTCTCGTGAGCCAGAGTATCAAAGACAGCACTACAACGAAGTCCGTATCCGTGCTCTTCACGCAGTTGGTGGACTAGACTTGCGTTGCAAATGCGGGTATGATGACGTTCGGGCTCTTCAGATTGATCATGTGAATGGCGGCGGCAACGCCGAGTTTAAAGCGTTTCCCGGTGCCGCGTTTTACTACAAGGTTCTGAGAGACCTGGACAAAAGCAAGTACCAAGTGCTTTGTGCTAACTGCAATGTCATCAAACGCGTTGAGCGAAAGGAGTGTCGAAGAACATGAGCATCCCGCTAAACCCAGGACGGCCGCCTGTGGATCAAGTCCACGAGCCTGAGTACATCTACGCTATTTACGAGCCGTACGGTCCAGACCCAACGCCGAAGCTCGTCAGTGCAAAGATCATCAAGCGCAGTCCGAAGATGGTCTTCACGGAGCGAACAGATTTGGAATTCCACTGCCGTTCTCGTCACCAGCCTGAGTGGGTGAGCTTTACGCCTCAAGACGCGTGGAACCGCTACATCCAGACGCTCAAGGACAAGATCACGCTCGCTCGGAACGACTTGGAAAAGGCCGAGCGTCTGCTTGCGAAAGCTCGTGTTCATGGCGGCTGATCCGCAATTCTATCGGGACCAACTACGCCTCGCTGCACTCGAAGGCCGGGAGTCTGACATCCCGCGACTTGAATACGAGCTTGAGATAGCCGAGCAGGCCCGAGCGTGGGCTCAGGAGAAGAAGTACGACTACAAGATCGTGAAGGACCGACAGCAGCGCTCGCTTGAAGACCGACAGATCGCAGAACTGAACAAGAAGATTCTTGAAATATTTCAGCGCTTCCCCGCGACGCCGTTGGCGTTACCGCCGCCCGGCGGTGTCCCGATAGAGGGAGGACGGGACGGAATCGAAATCCACGGTCCTGTACCTGAACCGACAAAGCCTGCACTTGAACCGCCGAAGCCGAACCTGATCACACGCGTGGTCCAGGGGCTCGGCCGGAGGATCAAGACGTGATGGATGTCCTCAGTCTAGTTCTCTCCGGCAAGTTGTATCACTGTCAGAACTGCGGCAAGGACTTCACGTTCTTGTCAGATCACGATTGGGCTAAGTGCGCGATAGAGTCTGGGCATTGGCACGTCGTAGATGGAGCTTCGGAATGAATTCCCGCCAGCAGGAATTCAGGGACTACGACAACCCGCTCGTCGAGCTTGAGAGGCCGAGAAAACCCAAGAGACCACGCCGCTTGTCCGCCTGGGAAGCTCAGGCCGAAAAGTGGACAGGCCCTTGCTTTTCCTTCAAGTGCTGTGGTACGATCTACCGAGCGATGAACGACGTGGTTCTTCAGTTCATGAAGAACGCGCACAGAGCGCGACATCAAGCGGAGGCGGCATGAGAACGTCAGACAAGGCGAAGATCACAAAGTTCCTTCGACGCCTGAAGAAGACGGCGGGAACCGGCTGGTTCGTGGACGAGCACGGCCTTATTCGCCGGCCTTGTCCACCAGACGTTAAAGGGTTCTTCGAGTGGCACGGCCTCGGACTCAAGCAGTGTCCTATCACTGCGCTGGTCGGCATCTCTGGGTGTGACTATGTCGGCGTTTATCGACGGGTCGGGCTCACGGTTCGCACCTCAGAGAGCATCGCGATGGCGGCCGACTCTTCCGTAAGGGATTGTTGCGACTCGTACGGTGAAAAAACGTTTTCGCTTCGGCTGCGTATCTTGAAGGCGCTCGGATTGCCGGCGTGAACATCGACTTCGCGTTGTTGGCGAAGGCGGCGGAGGAAATCCACTGCCTTGCCCAACATCTCCCCGCTGAGCTTGCGGCCGAGGCTCGGATGGTTGGGGCCAACATCAGCCGACTGTACTCACATCTCTACGAGTGGCACTGTTCTCATCCAGACCGTAGCGCTCCGACAGTCGTGCAGGACGACGGCAATCGAGTCCGCACAGTCGTAACGGACGAGCGACCGCTTTCCGATGCAGTCTCGTGCATGAGGATGAGCGACGACATCAAGCTTCGGCGTGCGAAGAACCTTGTTGTAGGGGAGTAAGGTGGAGCAATTTCGTCCAGGTGCGTTCGAAATTCCGTCGGATCAGATCGCACAACACTTCCGCAAGCTGAAGCTCGAAGAGGAAAAGGACCCGTTGGACCCCGAGCCGATGGAGGATGTTCCGTACATCGAGACGACGTGTTAAGTCGTGATCCGGAAGATTCTGCTCACGATCCTGATGGGTTTGGCGGCTTTCATGTTGCCGACGATCATCCACTCGATATTCGTCTTGCCGGAGATCGTCGTCAAATGAGCGGCCACACGCCTTGGAGAGAGATCGAAAAGAAATTCCGTCGGCTGCGCTTTATGGTCCGCACTGGACGGTCAGATTTGTTCCCATATCGCTATAACAGCGGTGGACATGGGACGCGTCGTCGTTACGTTCAGGCGTTCGGCATCCGCGTCGGTTACTGGCCGTGTCTCAAGGCACCGTTCGTTCAGGTTGCACTCTTCCGGTGGCGCATCGAGGTGTGGTACGGTTTGCTGAGTTACGGAGGCGACTGATGCCGACACTGAGCACGCTTTTGGAAGAGCTACAGGTGGCGCTTGATGAAGTCACTCGTGAGCGTGATCAGCTTCAGAGTCAACTCGACGCCATTTCCAAGGCGATGAGCGTCGCCGGCCTGTTGAAGCAGCCGAGATGTCATTTCTGCCAGAGTCCGATCCCCAAGGGCCAACAGCACATCTTCGACGGCGAATGGGTGTGCTCTCAGTGTTTCAAGGAGTCGTGGCACGACCTGCATCACCCGCCGCACGACGAGCCTGTCCCGGACTGTTGTGATTGTGGCGGTTGAACAATCGTGGAATCTTGTGATAGAGTCGTGCAGTAACCAAGGGCGATGTCCTTGGAAAAAGCGCGAACGGAGCGGCGATGCGGCTCCGTCTGAACGGATGCGCCAGAACCGACGGTAGGTAACCTTGGTGACGTATGGTGGTAGTCCACTCGTCGGGTCGCTAGCGGCTGGTGAAGTTGCCGACCGTTCGCGCTTTAATTCCCGCTAATGGGAAACGATGATGACGAGGGTTGGTGGCCAGCAATGGTGCTACTACTCTTTTTCGCGCTTCTCTTGGCATGGATGAACCTCACGGCATCTCACACTGAGCCTATTCGACTCGTCGCGCCAACTCTCATCGAGGAACCATGATCAAAGTGAAGTTCACGGTGGAGCACGAAGCAGAGTACGACAAGGGCGCCGGTATCCTTTTCTCTGGACCTGAACCAGGCAGTTTTCATCTCTTCATCGTTTGGGCTTGGGTGTCTTTCAAGAGGTTCCGATTCATCGAGTTTGTGATGTGGAAACGGCGGTGGCTGCCGTCGATCACAATGGGAGCGTTGAGATGAAACCAGTGGACCCGTTTTGAAGATTCTCTGTGTCTGTGCCGGCGGATCGTGTCGGAGCGTGACGCTCGCGACGCTCCTGAAGTACAGCTTCCGGGGCAATCACGACGTCCTCGCCGTGAGCGCTGAGAAGAACCACGACAACACCATCGCGATGCTCTGTGCCTGGGCGGACGACATCCTGCTCGTAGATGAAGAGTTCTGGCCGTACATCCCGGAGAGCGCACGCAAGAAGACGCGCGTCGTTCCCATTGGTCAGGATCAATGGGGCATGTCGATGCACCCGAAGCTCATCCCACTCGCGCACCAACGACTTTGCGAGGCTGGTTTTGTTCCTCGTAGCACTGCGGAAGAAATGTTGAGACGCCGTATGAAGTACGTCAAGCGTGCTCACTTCGGTGATTGGTGCGATGTCTGCGATGCGCCGCAGATGGTTCTGCCGGACGGCTCACACGACTGCGAGAACCACGGCATGAGACTCATGATGGGAGGCGACGCCGATGCTTGAGTTCATGCTCATGATGCCTGAGTCCGTTGTACGCTACTTCCACAAAGTGGTTTGTGAGAGCTTCGGTTACGAGCCGCGCACAAAGTTCAAGCTCTGTCGGACGGTGAGTCGATTCGAAGACTTGGACTTGTCGGGTTACGGCACTTATGTCGAGTGTGGTCGGTGCGGATTCCTGCTGGAAGGAACCAGGGAATGAAAAAGGATTTAACTGTAGGCCGCATCACGTTCAGTGGCGAGACGTTTAAGGACAAACCAATTCTGCCGCCCGGCAAGAAGACGCCGTACGAGTGGCCGGTCAAGCGAGTAGAAGCTCCGGCGTGTCCTATCGACATGAACCTCGTCAAATACTGCGCTGAAGAAGTCGCCCGTCAGAAGGCAGGACCGCTTGCCGTCTACTGGATGCTCGAAGCATGGCAGCAGGCGAAGTCCGACTTCAACGCAGCGGGATTCGAGAATGGACACCGGGTCGTGGCACCTGAGTGGATTCAGAAGTGGGGCAGCATGGTCGAGCGGTGCCAGCCGGGCTGGAGACAGGTGCCGATCTGCGTCGGCGCTACTCTGGTTCCGCTGCATCACTCACATGTTCCTCACGCGATAAGCAACCTCTGCGAAGCCATCGCCCGAGGGCTCTCGGCAGATGAGGCGTACAAGCAGTTCGAGGAAATCCATCCGTTCGTGGATGGCAACGGTCGCACCGGGAAAATCCTCTACAACTACATACTTGAGAGTCTTGACGACCCAAAGATGCCACCCAATTTTTGGGGTTGTGCAAATCCTTGACACTGTGTTAAGGTGCGCAAGGAGGTACGACCTATGAAGACGCTCGTCATCATCGCCCCGCTCATCGCTGCCATTGCCCTGTTCGCCGGCTGCGGTACGCTGTTCGGAACCAGGATTACCCGCGTCGGTCAGGGTGAGTGCGTGGTCATGGAGAAGCCTGACGCGTACACCGTCGTCGGCCACGACTGCACGTTCCAAAAATCGTACAAGTGATCGCCCGAGCCGAGCTTCGTAACGCGTTTCGTCGTCTCGCCGCCGCAGCCACACGCGACGAGGCGGACGTCACCGTCTCGCGCCGTGACCTGGAAGTTCTGATCCTCGTCGCGTCGCAAAAGATCAGCGGCACACCGCCGACTTTCCCGAACATGCATCCAGAGCAGAGGTGACCATGAGCCGAATTCACTCGTATCCGTCGGTCTATGCGATGGGTCATCGAGCGCTCTCCGAGCTTCTGCTCGACACGGTCGTCGTTCAGGAGAAGGTGGACGGCTCACAGATCAGCTTCGCCGTGTTCGAGGAAGGCATGGGAACGTCAGGATATTTGTATTCGCCTGGGGAGCGTGTGTTGCATGTCCGTTCGAAGGGCGCCGAGATTCAGGTCCTTGCGCCGGAAAAGATGTTCGCCAAAGGCGTCGCGGCCATTCAAGCGGTCGCAAGCGAATTGCGACCAGGCTGGATTTACCGGGGCGAATATCTGGCGAAGCCCAAGCACACCACGCTCGCTTACGACCGTGTCCCGAAGAACAACATCGTTCTCTTCGACATCGAGGCAGGCGACCAGGACTTCTTGCCGCCGGAAGGCGTGGCGGCTGAGGCCGAGCGTCTGTGGTTTGACTACATCCCGGTTCTGTTCCAGGGAGCCGTCAAGAGCATCGAGTTCTTTCGTGAGCTTCTGGATACGCCGTCTTTCCTTGGCGGTCAGAAGATCGAAGGCGTCGTTGTGAAGAACTACGCTCGCTTCGGTCTGGACAAGAAAGTGCTCATGGGCAAGTTCGTCTCGGAAGCGTTCAAGGAAGTCCACGCTGCCGAGTGGAAGAAGGAGAACCCGAACCAGGGCGACGTCATTGAAATGCTCATCTCGATGTATCACACTCCGGCTCGGTTCCAGAAAGCCGTTCAACACCTCCGGGAGCTTGGCGTCCTGGAAGACTCGCCGCGTGACATTGGGCTTCTGTTCAAGGAAGTCCCAGACGACGTCGAGAAGGAGTGTTCGGATGAGATCAAGAACAAGCTCTGGGTCTGGGCATGGCCGAAGCTCCGCCGTGGTGTGACGGCCGGGCTAGCTTTGTGGTATAAAGAAGAGCTTCTAAAGAGGCAATTCAATGCCGAGGAAGAGTCCAGAGGAACGTCTGAGGTACAACCGCTGGTATCGAAAGGCGAACCGAAAGCAGATAGCAGCAGCGAAGAAAAATTACTGGAAGATGCAACGTCTTCTGGTTCTGACTCACTACGCGAAAGGGAAGCCTGAGTGTCGATGTTGCGGCGAAGATATATACGAATTTATGTCGATAGATCATGTCGCTGGAGGCGGCAGTCGGCATCGTCGTCAATTGGGATCGAAGTACCTTTATTCTTGGCTAATTCAAAACGATTTTCCGATTGGGTATCAAGTCCTTTGCCACAATTGCAATCAAGCCAAAGGATTTTATGGCAAATGTCCACACAAGAGGCGTTTGCGTGAATGAAGTTGAAGATCGGCATGTGCTTTCCGAACAGGTGCAAATTCTTGGGAGCGTTGTTGACGAACAAGTTCCTGAGCTTGTTCGAAGCATTTGCAACGACTGCTCGCATGGCTGTGTCACCAAGAGAAAGAGCGGTGACTCGCAGCATGATACCGTTTACGTCTACTGCACAACAATGTCTCGATTCGTGCCGCCTGACATTCAAGAGTGTTCGTGTTACTGGAGGCGCGGCCAAATGAGTCTGCGTGATATGGGTGAGATCGCTTTACTCATTGACACGCGTGAGGGTCCTCCGTCGATGGAGCGAAGGTTTTGACCGGCCACGACAAGGTTCGAGAGCTTGAGACGAGGTGCGGCCATGCGATGGCTCCACTACTCGGGAGTCTCGTTGCCCTAGAGTTCGAGCGCCTGGAGCGCCGCCGTACTGTCTACCTCATCGGTTCGCTTCGGGACCCGCAGGTTCCTGTTGTAGCCAAAGCCCTGCGTGACATTGGCTTGGACGTCTTCGATGACTGGTACGCCGCCGGTCCGGAGGCTGATGACTACTGGCAGAAGTATGAGAAGCAGCGTGGCCATCGCCTCGATGAAGCTCTTGAAGGCTATCCAGCATGGCACGTCTTCGACTATGATCACCGGCATCTTCTGCGCTCTGATGCTGGTGTGTTGCTGATTCCGG